CACACCTCTGATCTGACCTAGTCAGCCATCAACGGGTGTCTGTGTAGAACGAGCCAGCCCACCGCACGACAAGCCAGTAGCCATGACAGTGCGCCAAGCCGTGAGCCTCGGTGTCCCCTCGGGGACTCGGTAGCAGACACTCAGCAGAGTAGAGACTCAACCACTCAAGCATCACAGGCACTTGCCGTGATGGTTCTCCCCAGCAGATGTCTGCACCACGGGAGCGACCGAGATGCGCCCCAGCGACGCTGGTGAGTGTGCGAGCGACCGCCGAGCCGATGACCACTGATGATGTTCAACGAGATCAAGTGACCAGCGCAAAGCACCGCCACCTGTGCATTGCTGGAGAGTCCGATGGATAACCCGAAATACAAACAACGATGTATCGGTGTGTAGCAAGCACCAAGGTTGGCGAGCCGTTCATATAAGTAGCAATGCATCCAATCCCCTCGGGTGAAGCAAGGGAGGGGAGTCCACCGATCTTGGACTCATACATGATCATCGCAATTCGGGCAGGCGCCTCGGGCGTAGGGTTCAACCCCACCTGTCCACCATGTCCCGTGTCGGGACAGTAGCAACCAAAGGAACCACCACATGAATCCAGTTGAGCAGATATTCGCAAACGCCTTTTCAATCACCACCACCAAGGAGAAGCCAGTGAAAACCACCACCAAGAAAGCCCGTACCCACACCATCAAGCCTGTCGCCGTTGAAGCGCCAGTCGTTGCCGAAGTCGTTGAAGCGCCCGTTGACATCGTGGCAGTCACCGCCTCGGCAGTTGCCGAAGTCATCAACTACGACGGCGCCGTTGAGAATGCCAAGTTGGCGCTCCGCTCGGCATGCATCGCATCCAGTGTCGCCGTTGACGCTGGTGTGTCGCTCCGTACCCTTGAGGCTGAGTCAAAAGTTGCTGGCAAGAAGATCGGCAAGTCAACCTTCAGTCGCTACGCCAAGGTCGGCGCTCAGTTGATCGTTGACCCGTCGCTTGATGCCGACGAACTTCTCAACAAGGTCTACAAGGCTGAGGTCAAGGCTCGCAAGCAAGCCGAAAAGGCTAAGGCAAGCAAGGCAAGCGCCGAGACCGAGGGCGCCGAGAGCGACACCGACAGCACCGAAGCAGTGGTCGCTCTGACCCTTGCCGAGATCGTCGCTGACCTCACCGAGAATGGCGCCGAAGCCATCGGTGGCATCGTTGCCAACCTCGTCGCCTCGCTTGACGATGACCACTCAGTGTTCGCACTGCTCGCCGTGGCACTGCTTGAGGCAAGCGCCAACACGGCTCCGCTTGACGCCGACGAGACCAAGCAGGTGCTCCAAGTGTGCGCCATCACGGTCGGCGTTCAGATCGGCGCCTGACCACCCTCGGGGTGGCTGTCCCGTGTCGGGACAGTCGCCCCAACCATCACTATCGCCAACCACCACCAACCGCCTAGGAGGCAACCATGGACATCAAAGAAACCCCCGAGCAAGTCATCGCCCGAGTCGCCAGTGGCTTCCGTGACCACTTCAGTATGAACCGACTTGGTGGCGACGCTTACACCGAAGCGCCTGCTGAGATGGCTCAAGTCGCCCTCGCCATCTACTGGGCAATCGTGCCCCAAGACCTGAACGCCCGTGACATTGACAAGGCGTACGAGTACCGCTCGTTTCTTGAGCAGTGTGGCTTTAGCGATTTCTTTGCCCACGATTTCATCAGCGATGATCAGCCTGACGCCACCTACTGATCGCTCACCAAGTTCAACCAACCAACCAACAGCAAAGGAACCACCATGGGACTTAACCATTATCCATCAGCCAAGACCTACACCATCCACATCTCGCTCGTCACGCCCGATGGCTCGGAGCACGAACACAGCGACGAGATTGTGACGGGCATCCCCGAGCGAGCCGTCATCCTTGCTCAGACATGGGCACGACAGGTCGCCCGAGAGATCGGCGCCCGAGTCGTTGACGCCTACGCCTACGACGACGCTGGCTGTCTCGTCTGACCACCCTCGGGGTGAGTGTCCCGTGTCGGGACACTCGCCCCACAAACATCTGATAGTGACAAACAACAACGCCTGAGGAGGCAACATGAAAACAGTATGGATAGCAACAGCAGAAGACATCATTGACACGCTGGTCGGCGCAGGCGCCGAGACCTACGAGTGGTATCGGGAACTGGATGAAACCCACGATGGGAAGGGACAGATTATCTGCACCATGGAGACGGGACTCACGGATGCCAACGACATCCATGTCGTCACCGTGAAGTTCAGCCCGAGCCGTGCCAAGGAAGTCGTCAACGCCATCATCAAGGAACAGAAGGCTGGCTGGCGCACGGTTCAGAGCGCCGTGGACAGCGACGACTTTGACGCCGACGCCGTTGATGTCGTGCTCCAGCACATTGTGCTAGGCGATTTGGTGTTTGGCTGACCCCTCGGGGTTAGAAACAAACACCCCTCGGGGTTAGTGTCCCGACTCGGGACACTGACCCCAACCAATCTCAACCAACCAACCAACCAACCAACCAAAGGAATCAACCATGGGACTTGACCAATACCTGTCAGCCAAGAAAACATTCAGCAACAGCCAGTGGGGCAAGGATGAGGAGCGCCGAATACACGCCGAGATCGTCTCGGCGGTAGATGCATCCAGCATCCTTGAAGCCGACCACCCGTATGTCGTCGTGGAGATCACCGTGGCGTACTGGCGCAAGGCTCGTGCCATCCACGACTGGTTCTTGAGCAACTGTGTCTACGCCAACAACGCTGGCTACTCATTCCATGTCACCCGTGACGAGTTGTGGGCGCTCCACGACCTCTGTGTTGTCATCCCGTTCGGGCTGGCAGTACATGGCGACGAGTACGCCGATTCACGCATCCCGAACCCGTCATGGTTCGGTGGGGGCGACGAGAAGTACGGCGACTGGTACAAGGAGAGCCTCAAGTACACCGCCGATGTCATCTTCAAGTTGCTCTCGGATGGCAAGAACGAGAACTTGAGTTTTGAGTACTCGTGGTCAGAGTGACCAGTGGCGGTGTCCCGAGTCGGGACACCGCACACTTCAACCATAAGAAATCGTTATACCTACATCAACAACAACGCCGAGGAGGCAAACAAAAATGAAAGACCAACAGCACTACGAGATAGAAATCTTCAGACTCGGTTTCGGGAGTTGGTTCTCTCGGGTGTACATCGTGCATCCAAACCCATTCGCTGACCCGATCAGAACGCAGTGGTTCACCCGTAACACACTGACCAAGGGTGGCGCCAAGCGAGAGATCAATCGCGTACTCCGTGATGAGGCAATCATCTCATCGGGCGAGCCGACATTTCAAAGCACCATCACCAAGGAGGAAAAATGAGTAACCATTTTGCGAAAGCCACTGCGGAGTTTGAGTTTCAGTACCGCATCGTGCAGACAGAGCGCGAGTTGCGAAGCGCCCAAGAGGACTACGAGTACGAGACTCGTACCCTCTGCAAGTTGGCAACCGAGCGCCTGAACGACAACATCGGTCGGGGCACGGAAGTCCTTGTCAGCAAGGCTGGGCGCCTGCTCGCACTTGAGACCAAGATTGCTGACCTCGCCCGTCAGTACGAATGGCTCATAGTGCTCAAGCAAGCACACCTTGATGCCTGACCAGTATGGTGAGTGTCCCGAGTCGGGACACTCACCTACAATGGCGATAGTGACTGATTAACCACCACCAATTAAAGGAGCCACCAATGGCACTAAGTGACCGCACCAACGCCCGAAGCGCCCAAGACATCCTCGCTGAGGCTGTCGCCAAGGTCAGCACGGGCTTACGCCCATTCAGCAACCGCATCGCCCCTGAGGGCATCGTAGAGCACACGCTCGCAATCACCCCGATGCCTCACCAGTTAGTCATCGGTGAAGCCGTCAAGGCTGGGCACACTCGCCTGCTCATCGCTGACGACATGGGCGTAGGTAAGACCTACAGCGCCCTGTTGGCGCTGGATGAGTTGACCGCCTACCCTGCGCTCATCGTGTGCCCACCAGCACTCGTGATCAACTGGGAACGCTCCATCAAGACTGCCCTGCCCCACCGCTCGGTGTCTCGCATCTCGGGTCAGAAGCCCACGAGTGTCCCCAACACGGACATCGTCATCTGTCCCGACAGCGTCATCCAGTATTGGGCGCTGGCTCCAGTCGCCCAAGTCAATTCATGGGCACGAGCCAACCAAGGCAAGAAGCGTGAGCAACGGACACCGAAGCCCGTCAACATCCTCGCCAGTCACCCGTGGGCTGGCTTGGTGCAGGATGAGGCTCACCGCTCCAAGACCGAGGACTCGGGTCGGAGCAAGGCGATGGTCACCATTGCCAAGAACCTCAACCCCGAGGCGCCCGTGCTGTTGCTCTCGGGCACACCGTTGTTGTCCCGACCAGTGGAGTTGATTCCGCTCCTCAACATCCTCGGTCACCTGCCGAGGTTCGGTGGCGCTAGTCGCTTCAAGACTCGCTACTGCGACCCCGTGTTCAACGGCTGGGGAACGACCTTCAATGGCGCCACCAATGTCAAAGAGTTGAACGAGCAACTCACCCAGTGGGTGATGATTCGGCGCAAGCGTGAGGATGTCATCATCCTCCCCGAGTTCTCTCGGTACATCACGCCCGTCGCATTGACTGGCAAGGCTGTCACGGACTACAAGCGAGCCGTGCGAGACCTTGAGGAGTTCCTCCAAGAGAAGCGAGACGACGACAAGTTCTCGCTCAACGACCGTGCCCACGCCATCGTTCTGCTCGGTCAACTCCGACAGATCGCTGGTCTTGGCAAGGTCAGCACCGCCGTGGATGCCACGGTCAGCCTCTTGGATGAGGGCGAGCAAGTGTTCCTCGTGACCGCCCACAAGGAGGTCGCTTGGAAACTCCGTGAGTCCCTCATCGCTGAGGGCATTGACGCCCGTACCATCGTCTCCGTCACTGGCGACGACTCGGGCAAGCAGAAGCAGGATGCCGTTGACAAGTGGCAGGCAGGCACGGCTCGTGTCCTGATCGGCAACATTCAAGCAGTCAGCGAGGGCTTGACCATGACCTCAGGTGCAACGATGATCACGGTTGAATTGCCGTGGACACCGTCAGCGCTCAAGCAAGCCGAGGCTCGGCTCCATCGGTACGGGCAGACACGCCCGTGCACCAACAACATCCTCGTGAGTGCCCTTGATGGCGACTCGTCGGTTGACGAGCGTTTATGGGGCATGCTGGAAGGCAAGGCAGGCGTCGTCGGCGCCATCCTTGACGACTCAGCCGAGACCTTAGTCGGCGGTTCCACAGCCAATGAATTGCTGGATTCGTACCGCTGACTAACAGGGGAGTGTCCCGACACGGGACACTCCCCACAAATCAAGATAGTGAACACCAACCCATAAGGAGAACCACCACCATGTCCACCACCTACAGCACTGAAGCCACGCCCAAGCAAGTCCAGTTCCTGCTCTCACTGTGGAAGCAACTCAACGAGGTAGTCGTTGACACTCAAGACCCAGCCAGCAACTGGTCGGGCGACGAGGCTCAGACCGTCAAGGCTGACAACCTCTTATCTAAGACTCTCACTGAGTTAGATAAGGCAGTCGTTACAAAGTTCGTCAACAGCGAGAAGATTGTCCTCAGCACGGTTGAGGTGATCGGGTTTGCCGAGGGCGCAGAGTCCATCGCCAAGTCAGAAATCTCCACGGCGATTGATGTGCTCAAGCGCCTGCTTGACTCAGCCAAGGCTGAACGAGCCACATGGGGCTTGCCCACGGTTGCCCCCGACTGGGTCAGCAAGTACCCAGCAGTCCCTGCCGATGCCGAGAAGGTCATTGAGGCGAAGTTTGCCAGCAAGTGCTCAGTCTGTGGCAAGCGTGACCAGTACATCGCTTACCTCAAAGGTGGCTGGAGTGCCCTGTGCCAGTCTTGCGCCCACACTGACGGCAAGACTGACGACCGCATTGACGAGGGCATCCAGCGAGTCCTGACAGCCGTTGGCAAGGGCAACGCCAAGGCTGGCAATGTCGGTCTCGCAGTGCCCGATCTTGACGAACTTGACGGGTTCGCTTACTACCGAGTCAGTCGCTCAGGCGTTGCCAAGGTCATCGGTGGCTCGCACTTCAACTCAGTGCAGAACCTCCCACAAGCCAAGCAAGATGCAGTGCTTGCCGATCTAGTCAGGCACGACCTGCCCGAACTGGCTCGTGCGTTCGGTATCCACTTCAAGGTCTGCGGTGTGTGCGGTCGCACACTCAAGGATGAGCACAGCCGAGCCATCGGCATCGGCTCTGACTGCCTCGCTGGTCTTGGCTGATCGGTTGGGGTTGAGTGCTGTGGTGGCGCTCAACCCCAAGTGTCCCGACTCGGGACAGCACAACTACATCACACCCAATCGTTAGAACTACATAACAACAAACAAGGAGAACCGCTCATGAGCAAAATAATCAACCCAATCATCAACCAACAAGGGTGGGCGCTAGTCACCGACCCTGATCTTGACAACCCAGCATGGGTTCAGTTCCAGTCCTGCGAGTTTGTGGCGAATAAAACTGGCGACCTCGTCGCCTACCAGTTCCGTGGAGTCAACCGAACCATCTCTGAAGATGGGATGGCGTACTGGCACTGGACTGACATCGCCTTGATTACATACAGCGTGGAGCGCCCACTGCACTGGCTCGCTGATGTTGACGAGGTCACCATCTATGGCTTTGAAAAAATCACATGGGCAAGTCGTCGTGAAGACGAACTGCGAGAACAAGTAGCCATCAGCAGAGGAGAAGCGGTATGACCAAGTACATCGTTCACATCGGAACAGGAACAATCATCAATGCCGACGAGTGTGTCGTCGTTGACCTAGACAAACTAGACGACCACGACACTGAGATTTTTGACGCGGGTTGGGATGACGAGATCATTGAGGTCGCCCAGCGTGTCGGACAACAACTACAACCACAAGGAGAACCATCATGAAGACAGTCACCATTACACAGTGGTACGAGTTCAGCGTTGTCGCTGAGGTGCAAGTGCCCGACGACTACGAGACCGTGGACATTCAGGAAGCCTTTGAAGACTTCCCGATCAGCATTGAAGTCAAAATGCGAGACGATGAGGGTTGGTTTGGAGAAGACCACGCCGTCATCTCGTACGCCACCGAAGACCTGACCACCACTGGTGGCATTGAAGTAATTGAACCCGAACAACCCGAAGGAGAACCAGCATGAGCAAGCCCACCGCCCAACAGATCATTGAGGAACACAGCACGATAATTGTCACCGCATTGGAGGACTACCGAGAGTGGTGGTCAAACAATGACGACGCAGAGGTCGTCGCTCAGATTGACGAAGCGATTGATGCGATCAACGGCTTCAGCGCCGAGGACTCAACGCTGGTGGCAACGCCTCCGTTTTATACACACCCCGACAGCAACGCATTCATTAGTTGGGACTGATCATGAGCGACGACTGGTACTGCTGTGAGTCCACGGGCGTCAAGCCCGTGGGCTTCACCTACCACCCCAATGTCACCGTGTGCGATGCATGCGGTTTGAAGTTCCCGTACTACGACTGCGAGTGCGAACTTGTCCACGACTGTCCCGAGTCGGGACAGTAACTCTTACCTAACAACAACCTAAGGAGAACCATGCAGGTGTACCAATTCCAAGTCAAGTGGAAAGACGACGCTCCCGAGACCGAGCCAGTGTGGCAGAACTTTGCCATCGGTGAATACAACGAGGACACCGTTGACGATGACTTTGACAACACGATCTTTTACTACGCCGAGAGCGCCGAAGAGATCATTGCACTGACCAACCCCGACAACGACGAAGACTTTTATGTCATAGGAGGCATTAACCAATGAGCAAGATTTGCTTTGAGATACTGACCGAGTTGCAGTACTACTCGGGCATCGGTCAGAAGTGGGATTACTTCTACATTGAAGAAGAGTTAATCCCAGCCGACTGGAGCACCACCAGCCTTGACGACAAGTACGACTTCCTCAACGAGGGCGGTTACTGGCACTCGGGATACTCCACCGATGTCATTGATGAGTACGGCAAGATCGTTGATGTTGATGAGAACGGCGACGCGGGCGAGCAGGATGAAGTTGTCTGCTCCTGCGAGATCGTAGTAAGTCAGGAGAAGGAAGGATTTCTCCTCATTGGTTATTCGTTAGATAAGCAACCAAACAGTTACTTATACACAGAGGAGTAATCATGAATCCATTCAGCAAGTTAATCCTCATCGGCGCAGGAGTCAGCCTCGTGCTGGCTCTTGCGAGCCGAGATAGTGACCAGCCCACATGCAAGGTTGCCTTTCATGGCAACGGCACATGGGATGCCATTGGTTGGGACATCGCACTTGATGGTCTCAACAACTGTGACCTACCCATTCAGTATGGTGACGCTCCCGTCATCGTTAGTCCAAACGGAACATGGAGATACAAATGAGCAAGCCAATCATCAACCTGTCCCCCGAGGCGAAGCGTCGCCTCCAAACAGAACGCCGTCGCATCGCTCGTGATCAGAGCAAGAGCGCTCTTGTAGAGATGGAGAAAGCCCGTGGTGCGCTCCGTTCCGATTCTAGGAACCAAAGGAATCGCACCAAGGAATCACAGGGAATTGCCATCATACGCAACCTCGTGAGCCTGTGTCGTGCGGTCAATGCATCGTTCGGTGTCTCAGTACCGATTCACATGGGCGAAGCGCCTGTGGGCAGTAAATCACCAGTGGCATACACAGACGGCACAAAGATCGTCGTTAAGTACCCCATGCCAGTCACTGCCGATGAGGCTGGCAACACGGTGTACATCAATGACATTGAGTCGCTCAAGCGATTGGTCAGCGAGGTCAAGGCGCTCCAGTATCACGAACTAGGACACATTCTGTTCAGCCAGCACATCAACTGGATGATGGCAGACTGTGGCTACGGCAACGAGGAGTGGGTCAAGAAGTACCCCACTCTGTCCCAAGAGACAGCCACAAGTGTGCGCCGTGCATGGAACATATTAGAAGATCAACGCATGGAAACTGCACTGGTCGCTCAGTCACCGTACCTCGCTCGCTACCTGACCTACTTGAGCGTCAACTGGATTCTCAATGAGGCGAACTGGAGCACCGACAACGGTGGCATTGACAAGTCATCCGAGAAGGGAATCGCCTGCCAGTATTTGTTAGTTATCAATCGTCGGTTCTTACCCATAGAACTACGCCGTAAGTCACGGAATAACTTCAACACTTACTTTGGCGATTACGCCACTGTCTCAGCCGAAGAAATTGTTCGGGAGTATTGCCGAGCAACATCGGTTGAAGACAAGGTCGTCGCTGTCATCAAGTTCCATCAGTTGCTCAAGGCGCTGGACATCGTTCCTCCACAGTTTGATGACCACACTGGTCATCCCCGTAATGGGAAGCGCCCCGTACAGGACTCGGCGGATTCGGCTGACGATCAGGATGAGGATGGCAAAGAGATCACCAAGGGTAAGTCTAAGGATAAGACTGAACCTAAGGATGACGCCAAGGGTGACGACGAGTCAGAGGGAAGCGGATCGGGCGACCCACACGAAGGTGATGACGACGCACAGGATGGCGAAGGCTCATCTGCTGACGGTGACAACACCAATGACAGTGTGAACGAGAGTTCAAGCAACGCCGACGATGATGGTAAGTGCAACAACGATGGTGATGCCAACGATGATGGCGAGGGTGGTGGTGCTGGCGGTGACGGTGGCACGGAGAAGCCACAGCAAGACGCCGACGACGCTGGCACATCCGAGGATGACACGACCTCTGACCTCAAAGAATTGTTGGATGAAATTGAGAACGAGATTCACAATGACTCCGACATTGAGGACACAGTCCGAGCCATCAACGAGGACTTCAACCGAGGTGACATCAAGCAACTCGCTCCTGAGTTGTCAGGCACGCCAATGGATGACGAGGGCGCCAACCGAGCACGGGACATTGCTTACCGACTCGGCACGGCGTTTGACTCGGCGTCATCGTCAGCCCTGCCAATTTGGGAAGAGGGTCATCGTGAGGGTGTCATCAACGCCTTCCGATACCGCACTCGCAACGCTGGCGACAACGAGTACCGTCGCACACTTACCTCAACGGGTAACACTGGCTTAGATATCGCCGTAACTCTTATGTTAGATACGAGCGGTTCAATGTCCAGTGTTGGTCGTGAGTTGGGCGTGAGCGGATTCGCCGTCAAGGAAGCCTGCGACCAAGTCGGCATTGACTGCACCGTGGTCACCTTTGACTCAGACTCGCAAGAGTTGTGGCGAGCGGTTGATCGCCATGTTGAGCCAGTCGCCTTAAAGCCAGGTGGTGGGACTAACCCCACAGGTGCATTCAATGTGTTGGATTCACACCGTGAGGAGCAGAAGTACCACCTCGTCATCATCCTCACGGATGGTGTTTGGAATGGCGATGTCAAGTGCCATGACTACGCCAGTGATGGTCGTGTGTTCTTGGGAGTCGCCTTTGGCGCTGAGGTTGACACTGCATACCTCCTCAGGGTCGGTTGCGACCAAGTTGTCAACATTGACACAATAGAACAACTACCTGAAGTTGTCAGAAACTTTCTTCTGAACTTCCTTGGGTAGGAGTTGTTATCCAAATAATTGAGAGATACCGTCTCTCCCCCACCTCAGTAGTACATGGGGTGGGGAGATCGCAGTAAGTGTCCCGACTCGGGACAGCAGTAATAACCTAAACCACCAAACCACAAGGAGAACCATCATGGCTCGCATCAGCGACCTCACAGTTGGCAAAGAGTTTGAAATCTCTGCCAAAAAGTCCAAGACAGTCAGCGCACGATTAGCCGACAGCACTCGGGTTGAAATCCCCGTGGGCGAAACAGTCGTCATCGTCACCAATGAAGTTGACCCCGATGGCACCGAGTTCGCTCGTTGCATCCAAGTCCGTCGCACCAGCGGTGAGGTTGTCTACCTCCTCCCGAAGTTGCTCTCGGATGGCACCATCGTGACCTCAGCAGTTGCGCCAGCAGTCAACGCACCAGCGTCGGCTCCAGTAGTCGTCGCACAGAAGCCCATCGTTGACCCGATGGATGTCCGTCTTGACCCGTACCGCCCATCATGGGACTTGCTCAAGAAGTATGTCTCACGCAAGTTGTTCGGTTCAATCAAGGACACCGACCTTCTGCTCCACTACTGGCGCACCCGTGACAACAATGGTTACTCAGCCAATGTCCTTTTTGAGGGCGACACACAGGCTGGCAAGACCATGTTCGTTCAGGTGCTCGCCTGCCTCGTGTCCAAGGAACTGGGCTTCCCCAAGCCCCTCCCAGTGTTCACCCTCAGCGGTTCCGCTGGTGTCACCGACTACGACTTGTTCGGTCAGTCGGTCGCACACATCGGTGCCGATGGCGTGGAGCGCCTCGTGTTCCTCAACGGCATCATTGAACTCGCCAGCAAGGTGCCATGCATCTTGTACCTTGACGAGATCAACATGATGCCCGAGCGAGTCACCTCAACGCTCCACCCAGTCGCTGACGACCGACGCTCGTTTGTCAACCGTCAGAAGGCTGTGGAGTCCGAGGGTGAGTACCTCATGGCTCAGACCAAGATGAACACGGGTTGCTGGATTGTCGGCACCATGAACCCTGCTGGGTACCGTGGTACATCGCCTCTCAACGAGGCATTCGCCAACCGCTTCACCAAGCGCATCCCGTGGGGATACGACCGTGATGTTGAGACCAAGTTGCTCGGCTCGCCCAGCATGGTCTTGCTTGCGGAATCGCTCCGTGAGGCTCGTCGCCTCGGCTCAATCCAAACACCAGTCGGCACCAAGTTGTTGGTGGATGCCAAGAAAGACATTGACGCTCTTGGCGTTGAGATTGGGTTGGCAGTGTTTGCCTCGTTCTTCAACGAGCGTGAGCGCCCCAAGGTGGAAGCCATCATCAATGACAAGTCCATCCGCACCTTCTTGATTGAAGAGCAGGCTGGCAGAACTCCTCAGATAGTCGTCGGAGACGACGAACCGTTCTGAGTAAGCAATGTCCTCGCTGGCTGGTACCCCCACCAGTCAGCGAGGCTTTATCAACCACAACAACCAAAGGAAAACCCATGAATCTATTCAAGAGAGTTGCGCTGGCGAATGCCGTTGTAGCGGAACACAATGCAGGAAAAGTACGGGCGGTGATTGCTTCCGAATACGGAATTACCGAGAACCAAGTTCAGTACTTCCTGAAGCATGCTCGTGAGGCTGGCTTGTTTGTTCGCCCCGTCAAGCGTGGTCGTAAGTCAAGCGCACAGACAACCATGCGCCGTGCCGAGATTGCCAACCGCTACCGCTCAGGTGAGTCAGGCCCGAGTATCGCTCGCTCCCTCGGAGTGACCGTTGAGACCGTCTACACGAGCCTCCGCACCGTTGGTGTGGAACGACGCAAGCGAGCCAACACGGAGCGTAACAACTCCATTGTGGTGCGCTACCAGTCGGGTGAGTCGGGCGTCAAGATTGCCAAAGACTTGGCAGTTACGCCCAAGGTCGTGTACGACACGCTCCACCGTGCTGGAGTTGTTATCCGTAAGAAAGAAGTTCTAACCAACGCCTAAGACTTAGACGGAGTGTCCCGAGTCGGGACACTCCGTTTGTTGGCGATAGTGACACATCAACCATAAGGAGAACCACATGACGATTGAGACGGGCATAGACCCGATTGCTGTTTTTGACGAGGCTGTCAAGTTACGACACCTCGCTGGGGCGCTGTACTGCGTAGCACTACATGCCCCATGCACCTGTGAAGGTGAACTCTGCCATGACCCGAATTGCGACGAATGCACAACTGCTGTAAGTAATAACCAAGTATGCCCACGATGCATCAGCATGAGTAGGTACGAGGAATGGGTGGGCATTGAGACCCTCCCAGTCGTACACCCTCATGGGATATGGATTGGGTACAAGCCCGTAGAACCACACACCGAAGAGGAGACACAATGACCATTACTGACCCATGCATCTATTGCGGTGAGTCCACCACCTTTGGTGCCACTCATCCTGACGGAACGCTCATTGGCAAGTTCATCAACCGAGTCCCTGCTGACCTTGACGGGTTTGCTTGCGGTGAATGTGCAGGCTTTGAGTGTGATGAATGCGACGCGCAGATTTACATTGACTGCGAGACTCGCGTGGAGTGGGAAGAAGACGAGAATGGCAAGTTCCATTACGGCAACTACCACACCGAGTGCTATGACGAAGCAAAACACGGTAAAGCCAAGTACGGCGAGAACATTAAGGAGACACAATGAGCACACAAGCCAGCGACTGGTATCTGTACGCTGATACCGACCTGTTTGACCCCGAGAACACCATCCAGTTCTTCAAGTACTGGCAGGCGATCAAGGGCGAGCACATAGACCACTACCTCAAGCACAAGGAACTCATTCCGCAATATGCATTGATTGAGAGGTTGGTTCGTGAGTTCCCTAAGTACACCGCAGAGCAAATGGATGAGTTGTTTTGCACTGGTTACGACACGGTGTACGCCGATGAGATTGCCAAGGATTACGAAATAGAAAACGACGAAGAGTTGAAGGAACTGACCGAGAACCTCTTTGAGTACATCAAGTTACGCATTGAACAAGATCGCCATGAGAGGGCGGTACTAAAAGCACTGGAGGAAGAATTATGAGCCAGCAACAGGCTTACACGGGGAACTTAGGGATTACTCTTACCGTTCCTGAGGGGTTATATTTCCCCAACCAACATCCTGACCATACGAACACACCCGATTCGGTGTGGGGCGAAGTCGCCCGAGTAGTTAGGGAATACCTTGAGGGCATTGGTGCCGAGGTCAATGGAGTCTTCCATTATGCGACCCCGTACAAACACCCATACACCCCCCAAGTACATTCATCACACATCATCAACCAAGACATCACACATCACTGAGGAGTGAACAAAATGGATACAACAACAACAACACCACCAACACCACCAACGCCTGAGGAGGCAACCGAAATGAATATCTTCCAAAGAAAACAAATAGCAAAAGAAATAGCCCGCGTCCAAAAAACCAGTCAGTTTGAGATGGCAACAAATCTGCTGGAAGAAATAATGATGTTTGTTCCTGTGGACAAAGACCTCACCCCAATGGTTATTTTGGATGCACTTGGCTGTGCAGGGTTGTCACTCACCGTTGGTGAAGACGCTTCACTTACATTTATTGAAATGACAAAAAAAGAAGGAGCAACAAAATGAGCAGTAAATACAAGATCGTTCGTATGTGGAAATCTGATAAGAAAAACAAAACAATCAAGCGTGGACTCACGCTTGAACAGGCTCAAGCACATTGCAAAGACCCAAACACTAGAGAGGCTGGAGTTTGGTTTGACGGATACGAGGAAGAGGTAACGGCATGAACAAGACAGAGAAGAACCTAGTAACGGAGTACATCAAACTTCACAACGAGTGCAAGGTGGCTGAGATTCGTTTGAAGGAAATTGAGAAGGCGCTCAAGCAAGCCATTGACGAGGGCGACGAAGTCGTCGTGGATGGTTATGCGCTGAAGCACATCGCTCAGGATCGTCGGTCGTTTGACGCCATTGCCCTCAAGGACTTGGTCTCACCGTCGCTGTTCAAGAAGATCACCGAGGTCAGTGTCAAGGCAAGCGCCGTAGATAGCGCCATTGAACTTGGTGCCGTTGACGCCGAGGTCATTGACGCAGTCACCGAGTTGAAGCACTCGTCTTACTTGAAAGTGCTGGTGAAGTAGTGGCTAACTTTAAGCCAGTCTTCAAGATCAGGGTGACACCAAGCAAGGACTTAGTTGTCCTTGAGGTGTCCGACCCTGACAATCCTGAGGACTTCATCCCGCTGATCAAAGACGCCGTGGATGTTGCTTGCTACGAGATCATAGAGGTGTACAACGCCGAGGAAGGCGACGCCCGATTCTTCCGTGACTGGGAGCATGCTAAGGCGTACTACGGCAATGAGCAGTGGCTCGGGGATGATGAGTTAGGTATCAGCCTTGACGACTTTGAGTGGGATGACGAAGATGACTTTTTATAAGGATAAAAGTAACTATCCTGAACCCCAAATCCCAAAACAATCACCGTACGCAAAGCCGGAAGATAGTTACAACGGTGACTACGAACGGTGGAGTCCAAAAGGTAAGCCTAAGCATAAGAAACCCTCAGAAAACATAAAGCAGGGTCAACAAAACATTTCCAACGAGCCATATCCCATTGAACCACACCTCACCGAAGACGAGCGTCTCAAAGTCAAGGCTATGAAAGAGGAGTCTCGTCGTAAGTTAGTGGAACTCACCAATCAACGAAAAAAGTTGAAGGAATTAAAAGAGTTAGAAGAGTTAGAAGCAACACAGTCATGCATGTGGTGCGGTGAGGTAATGCCAAGCGAAGAAGAGTTAGAGAAGCACGAACAACAACACTTTGAGGAAGGTGACTAATGCAAACATTCATACCCTACGGTGATGACTTCACCGCTAATGCCAAAGTTCTAGACCGACAACGCCTCGGTAAACAGCGCGTAGAAGGTCTTCAGATTCTGAACACCTTGACTGGCGTCAGCACTGGCTGGCGTAATCACCCTGCCGTCAAGGCTTGGGTTGGTCACGAGGAGTTGCTTGCCCATTATGTGTTCGCCATGTGCGACGAGTGGACTGGGCGCGGTTACAAGGACACCTGCCGTGACAAGGTGCGGTCGTTGTTTACGACCATTCAAGACCTCGCTGACCTGCCTCGCTTTGGCTGGCTCGTTGACCCCGAGGTTGCTAACTCACACCGAGCCAATCTTGTCCGTAAGTTGCCTGCTCACTACGGAGTGATTTGGACAGGCGTTGACATATCAACCCCATACAAGTGGTCGTAAGGAGCCGACATGACCGATCAAGGAGCAATGCGCGTTGCTTACCTCAACGCTCTACACCAAGGATTAGCCACCGCTGAAGAAGACCTACGGGCTTTGTTAGGTGTCGCCCGTGTTCTCTTAGAGCGAGGCGACTTATCCACAGAGGATTACGACGAGTTGGCGGCGAGGATCACCGCTTGCGAATCCCTTGGCTAGTTTCTTATATAAAAGTAACCCCCCTCCCGTGACCCTTGTGGGTTGCGAGAGGGGGGTTCTTTTTTTTGTTTACGGCTTAAACCTATTTGTTTTGTCGTAGTCGTTCGCGGATAGTTTTCTCGCTGGTCTTGAAGATCACGGAAGCCTGAGCAATGGGATTCTCAGCCTTTAACTTTCTAAGGTCTCTTACGATCTGAGTAACAGTTAAATCCTTACTCGCTCTGCCCATGCCGACATCACGGCGGTTCCTTGGTGCGATTCCTCCCCACAGCCCGTACTTGATGTGGTTGTTGAGGGCAAAGTCTAAGCACTCAAGACGAACTGGACACTGGGCGCACATGACTCGCTGTGCCGAGTAGTTAGCCTTAGCACCGATTTCCTCCTGAAAGAAGGCGTCGGTGTTGGCGCCTCGGCATGAGGCTTGATCTTGCCATTTCAGTTCTGTGTAAGTCAGTGATGGTAGTTCTACATGTCGCTTGTTGGATGGTATTTTGGGTTGCATCATTACTTTCCGTATTGGTCAAATATCTGTTGGTGGAGTTGCGCCCCGTATTTGATGTCACGAGCCTTTACGCCCTCGTAACAGGCTTCTCCTTCTTCTACTCGGGCATCATAAGAGCGTAACGCATTGATGTGCCGAATCCAATCTGAGGGGCGCTTTGCTGTGCGACCAATTCCTAGTATGGACTTCAGGTGCGTGTATGAGTCAAGGTTCTGAGCAATGAACGGGATACCACAGGCGCTGTATTCAAGACCCTTGATGTCTGACTTGGCTCGGTTGAATGGGATGTCATTCAGGGGCACGATGCCAACATCAAAGTTCAATCCGCTTGGGTAGTTGAGATGGTCGGTCAATGGGGTCGTTGAGACCTGATCATCCTTGAGTCGTAATGCAGATGCCATGGTCGGCATGGATGGATGCGCTCCATGGTGGTGGAGAGTTATCTTTTCTGAGTTAACAAATGGGGTTATAACTCCAGCAAGAGTCTCTAGGTCTCGGCTTCGGTGACCCGTGCTTCCTGCCCAGCCAAATGTCGGCTTGGTTGACACAACATGTTTGTACTTGGGGAAGCGAGACACATCAATGTAATTGGGCACAAGGATGACTTTTGTACCCCGAGCGAGTTGCTTGATGCGGTCATAAAGGTACGGGGTGCTTACTGTAAGTAAGTCTGAGGCGCATAAGGTCGCTTTGTAATGATTGATATTAATTTCAGGACTGGTTTTAGGGTGTGTGGCGCGGAATGCTTGATTGGTTTCAGACAACCCCCAATACCAGTCATCCACATCATTAATAATGATCTGACCTTCTTTTTGAGCAAGTTTGATACGGAGGTCAGCCCCCCTGTGCATGAGGCGTTGCATCCACACGGCGTCTACATCATGGACTGCTCCATCAGCGTCGCGTATCTGAAACGCCCCATGCTGGGGATCAAAAATTAGAGTACCGACATGGAAAGTGTGACCAGTAATGAGGGGTAGGTATTGACCCACCCGTGCCCATCCTGAGCCACCCCATCTTTCAACACCATCGTCTACTTGGTCGGGACTAACCCAGTCACCTGACGCTACTCCAATTTTCATTTTGTGCTCCTCTGTCCCGACTCGGGACAATCCTAGATTATTTACACGGGCGTGTCCACGGTATAAAACCGCAACCCTTGTGGTGATCAAACCATTTGTACATTTCCCAAGCCCATGTGAAGTTCACAAGGGGGTCTTGAACCATGTCCCAACTTCCAAAGAAGTCTTCAACTTCGTTAGACCAAACTCCGTTGATCTGAAGGGGTCCATAATCTGAACCGTTCCATTGGGGGTGACCAGGAATTACATTTTGACAACGAGACTCTGACCATGCTTCCTCAAGAACATCAACTAATAGTTCTTGAGGCCAGCCAGCCTGTAGGGCAATGGGGGCGAGTTCCTCACACTTAGAGCCGAGAGGAACCAAGGTGGTTGTAGTGGTTGTTGGGGCAACCGTAGTGGTTGGTGGGGTTGTAGTGGTTGGTGGTGTCGTTATCACCACCGTTACTGGCACAATTGGCGCCAGTGTGTCGGTGCTCTGCTCGGGAATCGCGCAGGCAGTGGTTACTGTCAACAGTGTGGTTACTGCAATACTTACTTTATGGATTACTTTCAAGGTTTTACCCTCCTTAATAAGAAGACACATCGGAAGGGGTAGTCATGTGTCTTCGTCGGAGACGCAAGGTTTGCCTTGCGCCTTCCCACGATCTATTTCAAGTTGGGGAGCACCTTATATTTGAGTTCATCAATTTGGGTTGCTTCACCAATTCTTGGATAGACCGAGAGATCAATGTTTGGCTGGTATGTGTTGTTTGCGCCAGTGCACTTAGTACATGCACACCCCTGACGATATCGGGTAATAGTCCCGTGTCCTCTCAGGGTTGTCTTGCGCCCGACATTCCTTTCTTGTGGAGTTAGTCCACCCCACATACCGAATTTTTCCTCGTTATTATTACTATAGTCTAAACAACTTGCCCATACTGGACAACGATTACAGACCTCACGCGCAACGGCATAGTAGTCGTTGGGATTGGATGCTTCTAGTGGTGGGAACCACGCATCGTTCGCCAGCCCACGGCATAGCGAATCGCTCATCCAATCAGTTAGTTCCACTTATTCCCCCGATAGTCGTTGTTGGTCATCCCATTGGTCACGAACAACGCGCTTGGCTGTAGGAGATGTAAACCAGTTCCATCCAAGGGTTTCGCGTATCCACTCGCCCTGTTCCTCACCAACCGCTTCCACGATGGTAGGCGCAATATCGCTCCACCATAATTTGAATGCGCTCATGTGATCAAACTTTTCTTCAAACTCTTCAAACATCCCAGCGACCCTATCAAGGTAGACGGTGTCTGTCAATGATCTTCTACATTGATGATGTCCATTGCCATCTTGTCAAGGATGTCGTTGGGCACTGGGGCGGTCAATTCTCGGGATACTTCTCCAGCCTTGGCTCCAAAGATTCGGGACAGAGCGCCCGCAGAACCGCGCGCTTCAACTTCCATACGGATTACATCACGGGTATCAGAGATATCTTTAAACTTATTTACAAGGTTAAACATGCGATCAATCTCGCTACTGAGACCCGTATCCAGACCCTGACCTTCCATCTCTTCAGCGAACCTAGCGAACATGACGCGACTAACTTGCATCTCTAATAAGGCTCTAAGTGCTGATTGAAGTTGGTCTTTTGTGCGGATTTCAACGGGAAGTTTGAAGCCACATTCTGTGTGTTCTTTATATGCAGGACATTTTGAAGCCAAATAGCAATTATCACAACTTCGCAATAGGTGATTTGCGTACCTAATTACGGTCGTTTCCTCAGGGTCAATTTCGTATTGTTCTCCCTGCTCAGAACTGGTTTTGTTACCTAAGGAAGTAATCGTTTCTATGCCCATAACTGGTAGCAATACACGATCATTCTCGTGCCGCTTTTCAGGGGGGGTTATAGCAATACTTGTACCCCCAGGAACCCCAACTTCTCCACTTGGTGTAGGGGGGGTTATAGCAATTATGTCACCGTTTTCATCGGTCATGGGTGTTGCCTCCGAGGGTCGTTTTGGTAGGTCATAGACCTTAGATTCCCATGCCTGCCATGACCTGATGGCGAGCATTGCTACCTCAGTAGTATCGTCTGCAATTACGAGTTCAGGGTTCAATCCGAGGCGCGCAATATCGGCGCGATGCTTCTTGCGAGCGGACTCTTTCTGCTGGGCTGGGTACCGCCGTAGACCATGACCATCCCACACTTGGGTCTCGCCATAGCGCAGGACGCTAGTCCATGAGCCAATGACAACGGTGTGCCAAGGGAGCGCCTCAATGGAGTCGGGCTTACTGGTTAGTCCGTAGAGGTGGGCACCCCAACGCTGGGACAGGGATCGGATTCGGGGTATGTTCTTACCATTAATCGCCTTGTCAGAAATAGCCACGCGACCATAACGCTGACATAAGAATGCCAATCTTTCTAGGTCTTCGCCGTCAGACCACACCGGAATGTATTTATCTCCAAGCCATGTCCCGTCATAATCGGGGCGCCCGATAACAGTGGTGATGTTGTGTTCGTGTTGGCGTAGGAAGTCGTCAAATCGGGTGAGGTCTTCGTCGTTCTCTGAGGTGTAGATCAGGGTCTCTCCCGTGAAGACCTCAGATAGGACTAACTCCTTAGTCTTAGGGATTGGGAAGTGGGTTAGATTAACCCCAAACCGTATAACATCGGCTTTCTCAAGGATGCGACGGTGTGAGCCTTTCTCGGCTCCACCAAAGAATACCCTCATATGTCACCCCATGTCCTTTCAGACTTTTTGAGCGCCTGAGCGTCAAGTTCATCTACCACAGTATCCCATGCTCGGATGCTGTTGGGGGTATGGAACTCGGGGCGCATGAATTGGGGGACAGCCATCAGGAGGGCTGTAATGCCCTGTTTAACGGCATAGGCACAAGTCTCGGGGTCGGTATCTATATAGAAGTGTGGACGACCTAATGCTGAGGCAATCGTCCATACGGCTTCGGCTCTAGGTGTTGAACCATCGCGCACGAGATCGGTCGTTTGATAGATAGCAGAGACCTTATAACCCTCTCGCTTAAGCCATGTCTTAACCATCTCAATGTCGTCGTCTGCATCAGCAACAAGATAAACACGACCCATGTACTTGTGGAAAAACGAGTCCCATAGGCGCCGACCTTCCATGCTCGGCTGACGCTGACCAAAGGTAGGTGCTTTGGTGGCTAACGCATCAAAGTGAAAGATGATCACGAATCATACATCCCTTTAGCGGTACGATTCTTGTGGGTCACAAACTCTTGCGCTGGGCAATAATGGCAGAGATATTGGCGTTGAGTCTTTGGGATACCGATCTTGCGACCAATGGTCTTGCTGTCGTCTTCATAGTCAATGCACATGCCTGCTGGGCGGTTGTGGCGACTGAAGCACTTGAGAGCCTCTACCTTGAGGTCGTCACGCACCTCGCGCACTTCAATTTCGTTCTTCATCAACTCTTTTTTGACTTGGGTCTCATCACCGAGTTTTTCCCATGTGGCTTGGTCACAACGGAGAATCATGGATTTATGAGCATCGGGGTCGGGGTTAGAAGCCTGACCTAAATGACGCTGACATAACTCAATGAGTTCCATGTCGTACTCGGCAGGACCTTCATAGTCCTTCATTCGGTACATGGTTCCACAGGACTGGCATGTCAAAAGACGAGGCATATTGTTCTCCTTATTAGTTACAAATAGTTAAATCAGTTGTATTGCGCGGTTTGAACGACAGCCATTTTGATGTCATTCATGTCGTACTGCGCCTGAAGCATCATGGCGCGTTCACGGACATCTTGCATTTCAACCTCGCCACCGCGGTTGGGTGGAAGGCTTTTGAAGACACCATCATTGATGCCGTGTTGAAGGTCTTCGTTCATTGATCGTGAGTTATTAACTGCCATGGTTACTCCTTAGTTAGTTTAAGTATATCAGTCCCAGGGATCGCCGTCAAAACCAGAGGTGTCAGGTGCTTCTCTATCCTTCATACCTTTTCTAGCCTTACGATCACGGTTTGCGTCCCTAGCCATCTTAAAAAGTTCTTTAGCCGACCGACCAGTGTCTCTCACGGTCCATTTAGCGCCTGGTTCCATCACTAACTCACCATCTTCATTGTAACTAGTAGCGCCTTTTTTCTTAGTAGAACTACCGCTATCTTGGCTACCACTGTCTTCACTGTCATCACCAAAACTGGGGAATGGCGCAATTTCGGAACCATCTTTTCTACGCCGTGGTGCTTCGTTTTCGTTTTCGCCCTCAGAGCCAACTATTCGCACATCTTGTGGTTTTGATGGTTTCATTCCTTGATATAAATCATTTGCCACTTTTGCAGCACCATCAAGGGCTTCAAACTTAAATGATGGCATTTTTGATCCTGACCAGTCTCGCTGTATACCCGAATTGGATGGGGTAAATTGACCGAGGCTTGGAGCCTTGGGGAACTGGATGTCCTTTTGGGCAAAATTAGCAGGCATTTGGTAATTGGTGGTTGGTAGGGAACCTTGAAAGTTCCGACGCCGACTACTGTTACTGTTAGAGGTATCGCTCATCCTAATGACTCCATTGAATAGCGCCCAGTTCCTGTCCATTCGCCTGAAGCGAGTTCTGTGCGTCTTACGGGCATGCCTGAGAGCCACGAGCGATTGCTCGCGGCGTAACGGTTAATAGACAGGATGTCGTTGATACCAGCGACCATCTTGACCATTCCTCGTGTCTCAGGGAATAACACTTGTGGGTGTGCAGGGCGAATCTCACGAATAGTTTTGGGGTCGCTAATCGCGGCTTCTAGAGCCTGATCAACGAGAAACTCTTCGTGGGATTGCCAAGGTTTTGCCATTATTTGCTACTAACGACTTTTACGCAAAGGTTGGTCTTCGTAACTCTCATCTTCGGTAGATGGTGCTTCGTGAAGATCAAGACCTAATGGGTCAGTATCTTCATTTGCTTTTAATAGCCGTGCATAGTGTGAATTGCGATCTGTTTTTCGTGCGGGGCGCTTAGCCTGCTCATCCATGGCTATTTCTCCTTAGTTTTAAGTACAGGTCTTTGCTTAGGTTGATTATTAAAAGTTTTATGTACAGATGCTTTAATAGTTTCGCCTAATGTTTTGAAGTCATCGCTAATTTCGTCAGCAGATACTGACTTGAGCCGTGGTCGTTGGAATTGTGGTCCGTTGAGTTGAGTCATGATTTAAGCAAAGGGGTCAGTAACATTATCCATGTTGGTCTGATGAATCCGCATGTTTTCTTTATGCGCTTTTCGGTCACTGCGTGACGCCTTTCGCGCAACTCGCCCAGCACCAGGTCCTGAGTCAGGGGCGCCTAAGGCGTCTAGACCCTTATTGATGAGTTTCCCAAGACCAATAGGTGACCGTGAAGGCGGTTCTTCAGGAGACCTTGGGAATGAGCCATCCATGCTGTCGCCACCACCTGAGCCATCTGAGTATGGCTTGTAGTTTGTGCTGAATGCACTGGTGCGTTCTGCATGTGCTCCACGATCTGTTCGTCGTGCTGGGTGTTGAGACTGTGAGTCCATAGTTTAATAATCCTCTTTCCACATTTTTGCTTGGTTTGACATTCTGTTCATGGCGCTACGGCGTGTATCGGGGTCCATGTCGTCGTCCCAGTCACCAGTACCATAGTACTCATCTTGCTTACTGATACGCGTGTTATGTGCGTAACGGTCTGTCTTGCGGTTTGGGTTTAATGATTGTCCGTCCATTACCACATGCGTCCTTCTTCGTAATAGTTATTTGCTGGTACCACACCTTTGGATTCAGCATGACCAGTGCGGAAATGAACTTGGCGTGGGTTTAAAGAACGCTCGTCCCACTGTCGTGGTTCACGCCAGTCACCACTTGAGTTATCGCGGTCGTTGGGAGTGGTCGGTGGCTTTTTACGACCACCACCGCTACCCATACTTCCACCAGCAAGTGGCTGTAGTTCTTTAACAACTTCCATGGTGTTTTACTTGCAGTCGCAGTTAGGCGTACCGCAATCACAATCTTTTTTGATGGTCACTGGGTATGACGGACCAGTGGGGTCCTTTGCAGTCATGTAGCCATGCATAGCAATGGCTTCAGCCTGTGATTCAACGGGACCCCAAGCCTCATCGTACATACTGTCACCTTGTTCATAGTCGTCACCCATGTACGCTTGGGTGCCACCGTAGGCAGGTGCGTTTACAGAGGTGTTCCAAGCCCGTGCTTGCTGGCGGTTACGACCGTGAATGCTAGGCATTACTTTTGCCATGATAATTACTCCTTAGGATGTGTTTACTTCCACATTGGTGCAAGTGATTTTAGCATGCTTCTTCGTTGCATATCTATAATTTGCTTGTCGGGGCGCTCTAACCCACGCGGAATACCACGAGGTCCTGCCTTGCCGTCATTAGTTAATCGGACTGGTTCTGCTCCTGGGGGCGCAAACTTCTTACCCTTAGATTCAAGCATGACCCCAGTTAAAAGATTAAATTCTTGAGGCCAAATATAATCCCCAGCATTAATCCGCTCTCCTTTATGAACTCCGCGGGAATATGCCCGCTGATTGGCACGAATCGCACTAGACAGTTTGTCCTGACGGCGGTTGCTGGACATGGTCCCAAGATACCCATCGGGGTATTGGGTGTCAGGACCAACTCCAAATGCAGAGATGCGCTGATCCTTGGCGCTACGGAATACAGGCGTTGGACCCGTTCCCGAGACCATGCCTGATTCAGGGCTAGATGATGGGGACTGCCAGTTGGCAAATGAGGTAGCCACTAGCCACCAAATCCCGGAGATGTACCAGTGAACATGCCACCTTGACCGCCACCGAAAGGCTCTACAGGGCGTGGTTTTTTAGTTCCTCGCTTGAGGAACTCATTACGGGGGTCAGGTCGGTATGTTTTCTTTGCCATCAGTCGTAATCGTCCCATTCATAATCTTTAACTTTGGGTTTAACTTTGCTCTTATCTTTAGATGCTTTTCTTACATAGTAAAGATCGTCATCTTCATCATCAGTTGAGTATCCCAAATTGTCCAGCATGTCATCCCATGAGGGTGGGTCTAGCGGTGCCATATTGTTAGCCTTTTACTTCTTTTTTCTACTCTTTTGTTGCTTTTTTTGGAATTGTTCCCACGGCATGGTTCCACCATCTTTGAGATGTCTTGCGTGTGCATCTCGGTCAATGTTTTCCAATGCCTGTTCTCGTGTTGCGTCTGCCTCTGCCTTGCGCTTGGCATGGTGCTCACGGTTCTCGGCTTGTTCTTCCTCGCGGGTCTTGGCGCGAGGTACTTCACCCTGAGTGACCGTCAGTGGGTCTGTCAAATCTCTAACGCGCGTAGCCTGTGTCCGAGCGCGGTCTGACATTTCAGGAGTCACCATTGATGGGGCACCTGATGGAGCACGATAGATGGGTGCGCCAGTATCTTCCATCATTCGTCGGATTTCATCGGAATGACGGATCGCGCGTTCTGCGACTCGGGCGTCTTCCAAACGACCAAGCACTGGGTCAAGTCGTTGGTTACCTAACACGCGACCGCTACGCGTGGTAACCGTGAAGTTCGGGATGCTCGTAGAAACAAAAGATGAGCCTCCAGGGTAACCACTCCGTGTTCGTGGAGTTGTGCCAGTACCCGTTCCACCAGTGGCTCTTTGACCACCAACCCCTACATCAGGAATGTCACTACTAGGAGGAGAACCAACACGACCAGTGCCTGTAGTGGGGTCTGGTTTATCGGGGTCGTAAGCACCTACTCCCCAAAAAGATTGTGCGCGACTAATGCGCGACATTGCTTCTTTATATGCCTTTGAGACATCGTCAGCCATAATTACCTCTCTACAGGTTTGAAGGACATAGCACTTATTGTAGTACCATTTTCGCCTTCAATGTCATCAAAACCTATGACAAAGGTGAGGTCAACACCGCGTGGTGCAACGAAACCACGGGCAATAGCGCAAGCCTTGACGGCTTGGTTAACGGCTGATGCTCCGATAGCGCGAATCTTAGGTTGCTGTTTAGCGATAACTGCACGAGCAACGATTGAGCCGACGCTTTGGGGATTACTGCTACCTGACACTTTAATAATGTCCTCTAGCGGCGCATTTAATTCTTGAGACATTTGTACTCCAATATAAAAGGGTTTGTTTAACCCCCTTATCTTAGAAGTAATTAGCCTCTTTAAGCAGTTCTATGAGGTCATCAAGGCGTAAGACAGCATAAGTATCACCTAGTGAATTAACTCCCTTATTTGGTCGTTTAACTACTAGAGCAGGAATTGCGTCACCCTTTTGCTTGGCTTGTTCTACTGTGGCATCAAGCCACTGGCTGAGTTGGAACTGCCGTTGGTTCTTACATTGAACAATAGCATTTCTACCAGTTACTCGGTTTTTAATACCGTTGATATCGCCAGTATCAGCACCACCCTTGAGTGGTGTGCGCTCTGCGTCGGGGAAGCCATGCTCATTGAGGTAGTTCTTAATCATCGTTTCAAACGATGTACCTTTTTGTTTAGATGGATTTGCCACCATCAACCCTTTTTGAAAGCCTTGAGGATGTCATCAGTACTCTTGTTATCCCATTTGTACATTGATGCAATAATCTGAGCCAGTTTGTCACGGTCAGCCATAAGGGTCTCAATGAGATGAACCGCCTCAGCAAATTTGGTGACATCGTAAGAGACGCCTGACGCCGTGTTGATGGTTTGCTTATTTTTGAGCCATTCGTAAATGTCACTCACGCTGTGTACCTTGCCATTCTGTTGTCCTTACTACCAAGACCGATACGCCGTGATAGTTCGCGGGATAATAGTTGCGCCCCGCGTTCGCAGGTATCAAACATAGTCTGTACCAGTTTACGATATGCGCGAGCAACTTGGTATGCCTCCTGCTGGGCAACCACTGCTGGGTCTACATCGCGTCGTGCTTTAGCCAAGGTTACTCGGTCAGCCTTGTCGGCTGAGTTCCACTGGCTAATAAGAACCATGGACTCAGACAGTCGGCACTTGTGTGACTGCTTGTCTTCGTCAATCTCAGCCTTGACTAACTCAGCCTGTGAGTATGAGACCCAACCCATGAACTCTCTATAGAGATTCATCAGATCGGCGTCTGACAACCCGTCTAGGTCCCTCGGTATCTCGGGTGGGGATTCCGCTGGTCTCGCTGGGAGACTGAACTTGTCCGTGAACCTCTCCAACGGATCGTTGGACGGTACTGATCTGATTATTCGTGTCATCATCTTCTCCCCAGCATTTGTTTTTGTATGGGCATTTCTTGCATGTTGCGTTGTCTATTCCTGACGCCCACATTGGGCGCATAGGTGGTCTCTTGCCTTCAAGATGAGAGACCACATCTTTGCATCCTTCAAGGATACTCTCAATAATCTCAGGTTGGAACCTGACATTGAATTCTTTTACATCCTGCGTTGGCTTCCACTCGTATATAAATGCCAGTTCGTGAATACCCATACAGAACATGTACATGTTTGCTTGGCGGAGATGGGATGGGAATGGCTTACGAATGCGATTCCATAATTCATCTATGGTTATTTCACCCTTAGAGTAAGGCACAAATAACTCAGGAGCCTCAAACCTAATGGTCCCAGTACCCACACTCTTGATCTCAATCAAAAGTTGACCGTTTGCGTCTTCAACGATTCCATCTGCATGACCCGTGATGTTGTATTCCTCATTACGGATCGGGACTTCGGCGTATCGGATACTGTTGGAACCGCATTCACAATTAGTAAAGTCGTCCGTTGAGGTGAAACCACAGGCATTGCATTTGAATAGCCCCCGTAGAACTCCAGCGTTTCGTAACCACTGTTGCCACTTATGGTGGATGGCGTTACCTTCAGCAAAGATGTTAAGACGACCAAAAGTGAGTGTCTCGGCTGGTTTAGGGAAACCCTTAATCGCATACCATGACGAGCGCGGACACCAATCCTTCTTGCAGATTTCGCTGGGGTGTAAGCCTAAGGTATCGCGCTTAGCCTGACCATTGGCATTCTCTAATGACGCCTGGACTCGGACAATTGGTACGATCCGTCCAGTTGATTTGGCATTTTCTTTGAACTGGTCTAATAACCATTTACTGCTACTCACTGATCATCTCCAAAAAGTCGTCTTCGCGCAGGATGACATACCTCTTGCCACCTAAGTCAAATTGTAGAACTGGTGTTCGGTCTTCTTTGATAGCCACAGTTTCTAGATCACGGAGGTCCGTGAACTTGATTGAGTAAGACTTAAGGTTATCTGTAAACTTATTCTCAATAAGAAAATGTTCTGATCTGACATCATTCTTACGCAACCAACCCGATCCTGACCCAGCGTTACGGCTCCCCTTATAGGCAGACGCTGTTCGGTCTTCTTGCTTGCGCGATTTCTTCTGAATGTATCGCTTTTCGCTACCGTCTGAGCCAATGATCATTTGACAGCGAAATGGTTTCGTGCGACTTCAGTGAGGGCATCCCTAAGACCGAGGTCTTCACGGACTGATGCAAGGACAGCGTCCTTACCCTGCCATTTCTGACCGTTGAATGAGTAGAACGCACCAGCGCGTGTGATGGCGTTAATAGCAATAGCAATATTAACGATATCTTTAATGGTGTCAAACTCACCGAGTTTAAAACCACTGGCGCTACCGTCCGCAAAGTAAAAATCAACCTGTGCTGTCTGTTGTGGGCGGTAAGTCTTATTCTTTAAAGTACGCGCTTTGATGACCTGACCGAAGGCTTCGTCTTTTTCCTTGATCCACTCATCGCGTTTAACTTCTACGCGAGTGAAATAATGGTAGTTCTTAGCCTTACCCCCAGGGGTAGTTCGTGGGTCACCATACATAACACCAATCTTTTCGCGCCACTGGTTAATCATTAAACCTGTGCAACCACGGTCGGCATTAACCATTGAACGCTTCTGAGCCTTGGCGCTCTTCTTCATAAACTTGCTGGTGAGTCGCGCACCGAGACCTACGGTGAACTCTTCCATCATCTTTTCGTTCTCATCATTGGGGATAAGGGCTGGGAATGAGTCAACCACGATGCAGTCCACGGCTCGGTTATCTAGAGCCTTGGTGATGAGGTCATATGCCTGTTCCATAATGTTGGTCTCAACGATCCAAATGCGCTCTAAGTCAATGCCAATTGCTTGGGCATACTCGGGAACGAACTCTTCAGCCGCGATCCATAGGACGACCCACTCAGGGTCTAAGGCTTGATTAGCCGCGATTGTCTTTAGAACAAGAGCAGTCTTACCTGATGATTCATCTCCAATGATCTCAGACCATTGGTTGACAGGCCAACCGCCACCGAGCATGAGGTCAAATGCTAAGACTCCCGTAGTAATACGGGGAAGTTCTTGGCGCATCTCTGAACCCTTGATGATGGTATTAGCGCCATGCTTCTTATTGATGATGTCCTTGATTGATTCAAAAGTGTCCATCTTGTTTTCCGTTTGTTAGATAGACCAAGAAGATTGGTCTGCTTGTGAGTATTTACCATTCCATCCGCAACAATAACAGCGGGGTGCAGGTGAATGACCATTGATCATTCCTTTTGATCGGCTGAAGACTAGGCTACTGCCACATTCAGGGCAGTCATGTGTTTCACGCCGAGCGGCTTCGCCACCCTTCCATGAACGAATTGCGTCGCCCATGTTGATTTCACCGTTTGCGTCAACAGATGCTTGAACTTGTGAATGTGCCTGTGGTGCAGGTTGTTGAACCTGAGGAAACCTAATGTTACTTGGGCTAGACGGCATAGTTGATGGGGGTGTCCGCGGAGGGGGTGAGGGTTGATTACCTATTTTTCTTGACCACCAGTCACTCATCGTCTTCGTCCTCCTGTTCTCCGTTGAAATATGCGTCCCATCCATCATCTTCGTCGTCGTCGTCAAAGTCAGGAGGGTCAATTGAGAACATACTAATCACTGAGATCATCTGGTTGAGTGCATCGGGTGGAATAACTAGTGGAATTTCTCCACATATTTTAATATCTTGGTTATCTAAGAGCATGGTTATAAGTGAGACACCAAACGAAGTGAAGAGGGCGACAGAAACATCAACCTCTTTTTCGTCAAGGTCATTTTGTAACTGGATGATATGGGACACCCATTCAGAGCACTTAGTTATGTCGTCAAGTAGTCCGAGAGCCTTTAGGGTAAACCACTTACCCATAACATCTGTGGTTTCTTGTTCCATGACTTCTTCTGAGGGAAGCGAGAAACCAGCCATCTCGGCAATCTCTTGACCGTCTTGTGGGGACATAGTCAGGAGAAATGTTCTGTGGTTCAGTGGTTCATACTCTTCGTTCATTTTCCCTTAGCCTCCGACCATGAGTTTGCTGAATGACAGGATACCTTCAATGGGATACCAGCGATAACTCGGTCTTGACCCATGGCTTGAACCATTACTTTTTGTGCTTCTTCTATGTGCTTATTTGGGACTGCTACCACTAACTCGTCATGCACCTGTACCAATATCTTGGCATTGAATGGTTTCAGTGCTTCGTGAACATCAATCATAGCGATCTTGCAGATATCAGCCGCGGAACCTTGAACAATAGCATTGATTGCTTGGCGTTCTGCTCGTGCTCGTAAACCCTCATCACGACTTGTAAGTTCAGGTAGCCGACGACGACGACCCGACAAAGTACTCACATACCCGCGTTGTATTGCTTTTACAATCTCAGTGTTCTTCCACGCAGATATTCCACTAAATTGTTTGTAATAGTTATTAATTACTTCTCTTGCTCTTTTTTCAGTAATGCCTGTAGTGCGAGCAAGTTTCTGTGCACCACCGCCGTACGCTGTCAGGAAGTTAACTCCCTTACCCAACTGTCGTTCCTCGGAAGTTACATCAGCGACTGGTTTGTTTAGGACAAGGGCGGCAGCGCCAGCATGGATGTCCTGCTCTTCAAGGAAGAACTTACTCATATTCTTATCCTTAGAAAACATGCACATAACCCTTAGTTCAATCTGATCATAGTCAGCCACGAGCAATGTATGACCGGCTGGTGCTACGAACAAACTCCGGATGCTGGAATCTCTTGGAATGTTTTGAAGATTGGGATTACTAGAAGACAGGCGACCAGTTGCGGTTCTGTGGAGATGGTATGAAGGGTGGAGGCTATTGTTGACTAACTTTAGGAGAAGGCTGTCCACATAGGTTGACTTCATCTTCTTTACTTCTTGCCACTCAAGTAGTAATGGGATGAGTGGGTGGGCGTTTTCAATGAAGCGCAATGCTTCTTCGTCAACAGAGGACGCACCTTTAGCAGTCTGCTTGTGGGACTTTAGACCAAGACCACCGTCTGCCTTGCTTTTAAATAAGAACTCTTGCTTGCTCTTGTTGCTATCGGGGTTGAATCCTAGGGGGGTGAACTGGGACATCTCATTTAAGAGATCGCGCATGCGACCATCTAGTTCCCGACCAAGGACAACCATGGCACTTTTTTTGACAGGAATACCAATGTCTTCCATGTCCATAATGACACGGAGTACAACCATGTCTTGATCAAGGGCGTTCCGTAGACCTTCTTTGTTCTTGATCTTGTTCCACAGTCGCTTGTAAAGCATCCATGTCCAGCGGACATCTAGGTGGACATATTTGGTAGCCGATGAGAACGCCACAGTATTGATGATCTTGCCGAGTTTGCCCTCTTTGTAATAGGCATCGTGCCCGTCATAGTTATGTGCGATTAAATCTGTCAGGCTGTAGCCACGGAGATTCTCATTCACGATGTGTTGCATGAGCATCGTGTCCATAAATCCTGACAAAGGTAACTCAACATTTAGATACTTGCGGATAGAGCGGGCGTCAAACTTGACATTGTGACCCACCTTGATGATGTTTGGGTCAGAGAATAAGGGTTCTAATGCTGTAAACACATCAGAACGAGATAGTTGTTCGGGTGGTGCGCTGAATACGGCGGGGATACGGTAACGAATCTTTGCCTCGGACTCAGTCCCATCCTTTTTTAGTTTGCGGTAGCCAGTAGGGGGAACGGTTGAACCGTCACCAACTTCTTCGGGGACAATGATCTCACCACATAGATGACCCATTGGTATAGCCCAGGAATGACCATCGGTGGCTATACCAATCCAAAAGACTTCGTTACGCAAGGGATCAAGGGCGATGATACCTCGCCACTTTTCCATCAGTCGTTCTTGCGTGGCTTCTCTAACCGCTGGGGAAGTAGTCACCATGTCGGCTAGGTGTTGCTTGAGTTCAGTGTTAAATGCATTCATGGCGTCAGCATGACGCTCAACTACCCCGCGTGTCTCCACATCAAATGCAAAAGCACCTACGCTTTGCACGATCTTAACGATCTCATGAATTTCTTCAATCGTAGAAACAACAAGGGGAGGGGCTATTAGACCCCTCCCCTCGCTACGAATATCTACGCTCATTCTTCAGACGAAATGGCGAGTAATTCTTTGCGGTTGGGAATCGGGATAATCTCTTCCGTATAAGCACTCCGAAGAAACTTGCCTAATTCATCATCGCTCAAGTCCTGAACGCCCCATTCCTCTTCAAGGTCACGAGCCTTTACCAACTGATGGTTGGTAGCGGTGGTCGCACCCTTGCCTGAGCGTGAAACCGCCCAGTAGTGCTTGGGCAGAGGTCCTTGGCGAGGATCATCATTGAAGTTCTTCAACTGGTCAATGACGCGTGAGCCAACTTCGTATGAGCGGAGTACAGGTTCTTCACCTTGAGTCAACAGGACCACATTGAATGCGAACTTGTTGCTGGGCTTGTTACCTGATTCGCACAATGGGCATCCACGATCATCAATATTGGCGATGCAAGTGAATGACTTCTGACCAGTGCGCTCCATCCAGTGTTGGCGATAGGCGGCGTATGGTGCGGCTTCAAGGAACTTGATAATGATTGGCTCTTCAGCAATCTTGAGGCGCTGTGCGTATGACGAGTCGGTAACGCTTGACTTCAACTGGGAGACGCCTTCCCAACCACCGCGAATTACTTTGCGGGGTGCGGGTTCCGCTTTTGCGGGCTTACGCACGGGGGCATCGTCGTCGTCATCGTCATCCTCAATGGCTCGTGACTTTCGTGGGGCTTCATATGCGACTTCGTCTTTTTCAAAAGCGTCGTCGTCATCATCGTATCTGGGCATGATTTTTCTTTCTCGTGTGTGTTTGTGTTTGTTGGTTACTTGTCAGGCGCCTATTGGCGACCGATAAGTTCTTGGTGACCGAGCATATCTTGCGATTTGCTGTTCGGCGCGTTTTTCTTAATAATTTCCCAAGTCACTTGGGCCAATTAGTTATTGCGTAATGTCTAAAGTCATTCCAGTGCTTGGAGTTTCTGTCGTCCAAGTTGAAGCGCTGTATACAGTCTTTCAGGAATTCTACTTGCTTGCGAGTATACAGGCGACGACCCTTGGGTACTTTGTTTGGTAACTGAGATTTCCGAGGTGCGGATGTCCTGTAGTTGGTCTTTGGTATCCACCCTTGATGCTCCCACATTCTTAGTGTACTTGCTGATCGGTTGATTGCTTTTCCTGCTTCGCCAATTGTGAACATTTCTACATCTACACCATTAATACGATAACTCTTAGATTGTGCGCCATTAATAGTATTGACTGCAATTGGTTTGTTTTTACCTCTATTTTTAGGCGGGCGGGAACCAGGCCAGTCAGGCAATCCTCCCATTAGTTCAATTGGGTCAATCCCCATTGTTATTCCTCGTAACTAACAATACCGTCAGCCAAATTATCGCACCATGAGACTATTCGCTCTTGTTCATCTAATGAAACACCAGTTTCAGAATCACATAATGCATTTGCTAAATCTTCAGTTGGACATACAGAAATTACTCGTAAGAGACTAACGATTGCATCCATTGTCAGGATGAACTCGGAGTCTCCTTCGCGGGCTTCTTGGTTGTCATTATGAACGGGACGACGCCACCAGTATGTCGGGAACACAGAGGTGGTCCGTTCGTTGGGATCATCGTCTCCAGTAGAGAGCCACATTTCGGACATTCCCATCTCCCGGGAGGTACTTGATCGGTTGTTGACTTAGACATGACTGCCTCCCTTTGTTTTAAGGTTATCATGTATTACTTTTTAGGTTCAATGACCTTAAAAGCCCACGATTCCTTTTCGGAGTACAGTTCCTGGATTTCTGATTGCAATTCGGGGTGTTCCCAAGCCACGGTAGCGAGGGCATCTTCATCCAACATCTGAACGGTGACGGATATCTGATCCCACAGGTCGTTCTTCTCAGCCCATTCGCGGGCTGACTCATGGTTCAAGGAAACTGAGACGCGACGCTCGCGCTTTAATTGAATACCACCCTTGGTCTCAATCCACTTGCTTCCCTTATGGTCGGCATATCCATCAGTGTCAACTAGCGCCGACAACTCTTTTTTCAATTCGTCGGTACGGGCAGTGGCTAAATCACTGAAGGTTTTTGATTTGAGGTATTCCTCGGTAAGCCTTTGGATGTAGTTGTCCTCAGACGGTGATGGTTCTTGTCTAATAATTTTGGGCATTTGGTCCTCCTGGGTTGATTTGTAAATATAGCGCGCAGATTACCAATTCGGCATTTGCGTTGAGTTTATTAATCCGAGTTCTATTTCATTATTGGTCATGTCACCAATGTCTTTGGCGGTAGTCCCCGAATAATCCCACCACCATACACCTTTGCGGAAGTATGGCAAGGATTTAAAGAACTTCTTTGATGACTGTTTTCCAGCATCGTCGTTATCCATTGCAATGATTACCTTGTCAGCAACTGATGCTAAGAGACCGATCTGCTTGGTACTGACAGCCGCCCCAAAAGTCGCTAAGGCTTGTGGCTTGTCAAAGACACTGGCAAAGCGCACAACATCAAGTGGGGATTCCACCAAGATTGCTGTACCGCCCTTGAAGCGTTCAATGCCAAACAGGCTCTCAGATTTCTTAACACCAACTGGGAAGTTGCGAACCCAGTCCTTAGCCTTGGTCTGCCATCCCTGTAGGTCACCAAACTGGTTAACGATGGGGATAATCCAAGCGGATCGCTCTGTATCCCAACGGATACCATGACTTCGGGCTTGGTCAGGGTCAATTGCTCGTTTCCTGAGTTCTATTTCGGGTGCGGCACCAAACTTTGAAAATGAAATCCAATCAACTTCGGGTTTCTTTTTAACAACTTCTACCTCAGAAGTAAGTCTTTCTAAGTTGCGGTCAATCAGAAAGTGATGAACAGCCATAATCGCGTCTGGTTCTCCAGTTAATTCTGAGACCAGCATGCTCAATGTTCCGCGGGCACCGCATGAGAAACAAATCCATAGACCAGTCTCTGCGCTCATGCTCCATGATGGGGAACCATCATCGCGTCCCGTGACGCGCTTATGCACGGGACAGCGTCCTGAGATTTCCTTGCCCTCGGCACGGCGAATATCTACGCCGAGTGATTTGAGGACATTCCCAAGATCAGTCAAATGCGTCTCCGACACCATAGCCATCCGCAGTCACCTCCGAGAAGTCCATGTTCTCCCAGTCCCACTTGATATGTACTTCACCTGTGGGTGCGGAACGGGCCGCGACTACGCGAATGATTGCTTGATCGTCTAAGTCAGGGTTACGCTCAACGCCGAGTACTAGGTCTGCGTCTTGCACGAACGACGATGAGTAACCAATTGCGTCGGTAGTAATTGCTCGCGTCTTCTTGTTACCAAGTTTCCAACCAAGAGCCTGCGTCGTTGCCACAACAGGAATGTCAAGTTTCTGAGACATACGCTTTAGACCACGGGTGATATTGGTTAATGCCTGCGGGCTTCCTTTGGCTTCACCTTCCTCATCGTCCATGAGATACACACCGTCAACGATCAATAGGTCAGGTGAGTACTCCTTGACCTTGCCCGTAAGGGCTGAGATAGTCGTGAGTGACGAGGTGTCTTCACTGAAGATAAACGGTTGCATGTTCTTGCGTTGCATGAGGGAGCGACGAATGCGTTCCATTTCTTTGTTATCTAACTCACCACGAAGAATCTTGTTGAATGGGGTCTTGGAGATGATTGCGTCGTAACGCGCTTCTTGTTCCTCAATGCTCATTTCAAACGAAACGAACATGGGAATCTTGCCATGAATGTGGCAAGAGTTAGCAATGATAAGAGCAAACAAAGACTTACCACGCTTTGGCTCACCCACGAATACAACGAACTGTTGCGGTCTGAGACCTGAAGTAATTCTGTCTAAACCAAAGAACCCTGTTGGGATACCGCGCAGGGAGTTTGGTGTGCTACGCATTTCTTCGTAGCGCATAACGCGAGTTTCCCAGTTTTGGATGATGTCAATATCCCGCATGCGGGACACTTCAACCGCGGCTGTTTGGATACCAACCGTCAGTGTGTCTAGGGCATCTTTGGTACGACCAACATTCAACAATGGCATTGTTGTTGAGATGACCTCAATCAAACGGTGCTGAGTATGCGCCTGAAAGATTTCCTCAATGAGTCGTGAGAATGTTTCAGCCTCGGCGTCATACAACTGGATGTCGGCGTACTGTGACTTGAATACACGCGCTGTCGGTACGGCATTGTGTTCTCGGTAAAAGCCCGTAAGCCAATGCCACACGCCCTGCCATGTATCTGAAAAGTGTTCTTCCTTAACTCCGGATTTTAACGGCGTTGCAATGTCAGCAGTTTGGATGATCTTTGAAACTAGGAGATGTTCGGGGGACGACATGATTACCACGCTCTTTCGGAACCAAGCACTGTAGCGCGTATCCCAATGATTGCTTGCTGTTCTTGGGTGGCAACATAAATAACATGAATACTTCTGTTGAAGCGTAGGTCTTCTGCCAATGTTTCAATGTCAGGGTAAGCCTCTACCGAAGTAGAAACACCTTTGCGGATTAACCAATGCTCAATTTCGGGAACTGCCTCAACTGGCATGAGCGTGTAAATCAATGTACCAATACCACGGCGGTTCACTGAATCAATTAGAGACTTCAGTGGTAGTTCGTTTGGCTTCATGGTGTTAACCAGTGTGGGCATGTCTTTGACTTTTGATGCAAACCAGTTGCGTACTGACTTTGCACCTTTTGGGTAACTTGCTAAGACTCCCTCAAACAAAACTGCTTGCTGGATTGGTGCGTATGGGGCTAGGTCATTGCCCTGCATCAGGACACCGTGCTGATCGTCATGTCCTCTAGAACAGTTGCAACACGATCACCGTAGCGCCGAACAAATTCGGTTGGGGACAGGCATGTTGTAATGATTGTTTTACGAAGGTCCTCATTGCGTCGGCGCAATAAACTCCCGATTTCATGTTGTGAGAATTCAGTTGATCGTTCATCCCCAACTGCATCAAGCACGACAATGTCAAAAACACCCTTGAGGTACTTGACGATGTGTGGCATGGAGTACATCTCGGGAAGTTCGTTATCGTTGTCAAACTGGTCCTTGAGCATCTCAACATAGCGATCTGCCGTAATGAACCGACCTGAAGCAGATTTGTTTGTGAGGATGTCCCGCAAGATAGATACTGCGATTGGGGTCTTGCCAGCACCGCTTGGTCCATGCAAAAACAAACCGTTGGATTCACCGCTGATGAACTTAGCGATGGCGTTAAAGGTCTTGTCTGAAATCAGAGATTCTTCGTACTGGGCGTCTTTCCAACGCGGTGGGAAGTTGGCCCATGCAAGTCGCTCCTCAAGAGGTCGGTTCTGCCACCATCGTGCTGATTTCCATTCGGTCGGCGGTGCTGAGGTCATGTTGTGGTTCTCCTTGTGAGTTGATAATTAACTACGGCTTGCTTGAGTGATGGTGCTAACTCACGCAAGTTCTTGCGGGCAAGAATATCTTCGGGGATGGCAATCCCTGCGTCGGTCAAGATACTACGCACAGGAGCCAGTTCGTTGTCAAGCACTGTCGTGCAGTTTGTGATGAGGAAGGATGCTGACTGGATTAAAGTATCAAAAAACGAGATGTCTTCAAATGCCACTTCTGCGATACCCACCAGCAACTCGGGGTATCTGTACGCGACATCCATCCCTCGCCTCCAAATAATCTTTTGCATTTTTTGATTAATGTCTTCGTCCCATGGGAGATCGGAGCCATGCTGAAAATCGTCGGATACCCACCCCAGTATCGGGGAGTTCTGCGAGACCCCCGTCATTTTGGACATCATCCCTGTTTGGACTTCTCGGGAACAAAAGACTCGCCATGGCGCTGGGGATTCAATGTTCCGTGATAGGGCAAAGAATTCCTCGGTCATCTTGGTCAGGTCGGGGACCTTGACCCCAGCGTTGATTAGGCGCTTGATCTGAGCGCGGAATGCTGGGCGCTCCCCCGTGGGGGTTATCTTCCCACCAACCCTGCGGGCGGTGAGTTCAAAATGGTCTAGGACTTGTGAGACTTCACTGGTGGTTTTCTTCAGGGCGATGGTCTCATCCCATGGTCGGTCGTTGTCAGGGTCAGCACCAAAAGTGGGCATAGGTTCTCCTTGTTGTTTTTTCGGGCGAAGCCCACAAAGGAAAATGTCGTTAGACATTTTCCTTTGTACTATATCTAAAGTACTATCTATAGAGACGCGTTCCCCCTGCTCACAGCCTCGTGGGGGGTTCACTGGTGACCCCCCTGGTAGGTCACTGGTGACCCCCCCTTTGGGGGTAGGCAGGTCACTGGTGACCCCACCTTTGCGTAGGGCTAGGTCACTGGTGAACCCCCCTTTAGGCTTGCGGTAATTGACAATTATGCTCTTCCCACGGTTCGCTGAAAGTATGGTTGATGTTACTACTTTGTGTAACTCTAACCACTTAATTGATCGTTTAACCGTAGAAGGTGACAGTCCTGAGATTCCTGAGATGTCGTCAATTGTCATAATCGGATTGCCGTCAAAGGGGGTCAAGCGGATGATGCACATGAGGATATGGGAGTGGGTCGGATTGCCCTTTTTGGTGATCAAATCAATCGCCCATATTGGGACCGCGGCAAATGGTCCGTTAAGTTTTCTAGACATGGTGGCTCCTCGTGGTGTCGGAAAGCATACACAAGAAAAGGAGGAGAAGGTGTTGCGTACACTGATTTCTTTCTGTATGATCTAAACACCGAGTTGGTGGTTCTCCTCGGGTGTCGCTGATCTCCTTGCTCAGCGTGGTGGTTATGGATGGGGCGCTATAGTGTAGAGTTATGCTATAAGCGCCCCATTCCATACAAGGAGTCCACACATGGCGACAGCCCCAGCCCTTACCAAATCCCTCAAAACCCTGTTATCTGACACCGTCACTTTCTACTTCATGGCGCACGGATTTCACTGGAATGTTGAGGGTTCTGACTTCAGCCAGTACCACGGTCTCTTCGCAGAAATCTATGAAGATGCCTACACGATGATTGACCCAGTCGCTGAGAACATCCGCAAACTGGATGATTACGCACCGTTCAATCTTCAGAAGTTTATTGATCTTCGGACACTTGAATTCAAAGAAGTAAGTCCGAATCCTAAGGCAATGTCAACGGCATTGTTGAAGGCTAACGAGGCGCTGATCACTCAGTTAAATGCCTCATTCAAAGAAGCAAACAAAGCCGACCAGCAGGGTATTGCAAACTTCTTGTCTGAGAGGGTTGACAGTCAAATGAAATGGTCATGGCAACTACGAGCATCGGTTAAGTGAGGTAACCATCATGGTTGAAAAGAATAAATACACACGCAGTGGAGAAACCTTCTCGGGTTATAACAAGCCGAAGGCGACACCTGATCATCCCAGCAAATCACATGCGGTCCTTGCAAAGCAGGGAGAGACCGTCAAGTTGATTAGGTTTGGTGAGCAAGGCGCCGAGACAGCAGGAAAACCCAAAGAAGGAGAGTCTGAGCGCATGAAGGATAAGCGCGCATCGTTTAAGGCTCGCCACGGTAAGAATATTGCTAAGGGTAAGATGAGCGCGGCTTATTGGGCCGACAAGGTGAAATGGTAATGGCTCCCCGTAAAACAGAAAACCCAAAGAGAACAGCAAAGTATTACCGAGATCATCCTGAGGCTCGGGAGAAGAAGGCTGAAACAGATAAGAAATTTAACGCCAAGCCCGAACAGAAAGAGAAGCGCCGCGAACTCTCAGAAGAGCGTCGTAAGCGTGGCGTCATGGGTAAGGGTGGAGATGATCTGTCCCATACCAAAGATGGTAAATTAGTTAAGGAAGACCCATCTAAGAATCGCGCCCGTAACCGAGGAAAGAAGTAATCATGGCTGAGAAGAAAAAGAAGGTATGGGAAACCAAAGACCCCACTAAGTCTGATAAGAAACTAACCCCCGATCAGAAGGCTAAGGCTAAAGCCTCTGCTAAAGCCGCAGGTCGTCCTTACCCTAACCTTATTGACAATATGAAAGCGTCTAAAAAGAAGTAGATAACAAAACACCCCCGCAAGGGGGTGTTTCTTATTGTGGCTACATTTGGATGTAATTGTGGCTACATTGCCAAGAGTTGTATTGCGCTCAGAAGGTTTTCCACATGTTCAATCTTGTCACTGGCAAACATGTAGGTAACTGACGAGCCATCGGCACGGTGGATAACCACCGAGGTAGCGGATGTTTCCTCAATGATTGCTGGCTCAACCAAACCAATGTCATCAAGACCATTCAGCAGGATGCCAATGAGTTGTTCCTTGGTCGTAGTCTTTTCAATTTCAATACCAAGCAACTTAGCCTGACGGCGCAATGCAGAAATTGGTTGCATACGCAATTCTTCTTCAGTAAATGCCTCCGGTCTATATTCCTCAGCAATTTGTTTCTCTTTAATTCCATTAAGGACTTTCTCAAGTGCTTCTTCTCGGTCCGTTTTAACTGCGGGCACTTCGGGCGCTTCTTTAATTTCCTGCACATCAACGACATCAATTGGTGCAAGTGCATTTGTGAGATCAAGTAGACGGATACCGTTGGCGTGAGCCTTAAGTAGCGTGTCCTCAGTTTCAGGAGCGTCATCCCACAAAACGAGCAACGACTTCTCACCCGCTAATCGTTGTACATAATTGAGTACTGCGGAGTTTGCATCCTCAGTATCTTCCCAATCCTTGGCATCTTTTAAGACTGAGCGCGGAATACGGTTACCGACCATGATGTACTCATGACCGAAGTCAATAATTGCGGTATAGACGCGGTCAAGACTTTCGTCAGGCTTACCGCCGTACCATGGCAGGACAAAGATACTGTCATTGACCAGTTCGGACAATGAGTCTTCAATGATGTTGAGGCTGGCGTTACCTTTTCCGATAACACCAATAACTTTCTTGGTGGACATGTTGTTCTCCTATTGGAAGGACTGGCGTATTGATGAGTCACCTACGAGAGTGATCAATCGCAACACCGAGTGAGTGGCACTGGCAATTGTAGCCATAGCCAACCCACTAAACACAACATCCTCGGAAGATATAAAGACGGAAATAATGATTCCCAGAATTGCCCCAGACAAAACAATGACCCAACCATTCAGTTTTTTTGACAAGGCACTTGTAATGATATGAATAACTTTATAAACGGCTAAGCCGCCTATGAGTAAGGTCACGGTTGTCCTACTCCTGTGTATCCGGGGATTCGGTTAAACCTCAGGTTAGCAAGAGCCGTGGTGTATTCAGTTGCTGGGACAACATTATCAATTACTTGTTTAACATTATTCACAGAGCGGTTGTAGTCGGATGTGTAATATGAAAAACTTGTATGTGCGGTAGCCCCACCCCACCGATAGTCAGCATTAGAGTTAATTGCACCAACGCCACCATCAGAACCACCAAGCCAGCCACCATTCTCGGAGTTACCATCAAAGTACTCACCAGGTGCATATGGTTCAAACAGTGGTCTTGTAACTTTCATTGGAACACCAGTAGTGGCTGTCGCCCAAACATGGATTGCGTATCTGTATGAGTTTAATGGGTACCAAGGTTCCGCAAAAGGTAACTCTAATTTCCAGTATTTTCTGAATCCATTTGTCAATGTGTCTTTGCGGTAAACCAGCGTTGATTGAGCGACAGTAACTGTGCCGTCATCATTTTGTAATGTTACCTTATAAACATTATCGTTAATATCATCAATGGAAAAATAGTAGTTAATTCCACGCAATACTGGGGTGTAATTATAAGTAGTGCCATCATTTGTAATATTTGTTGTCAAGGTAACCGAAGCGGCTGTAGATGGAGTAAGTGTTAGCACTCTGTTAGTAACATCAACCGTGTTAGTTCCTGTTGATGTGTACGCTCTCCAATATTTGCTGGCAACAGTTGCTGAAGCAGCAGATGTACTTATTCCACCCGTAAACTGAGGGTCTCGCACAAGATTAAGTTTTTGAGATTCAACATCAATATTATAAGGATAGTTATTTAGTGTATTAATACTATTTGGAATAATAAAGACAGACTCGCTATTTGCATCCATAGCAACCCACATGTGTAAGTACATATCAGTTGTACTAAGAGTTCCATTTCCAGGTGTTCCCAAATAGACAGGTTGTTCATACACACTGGTTGACCCATCTGTCTGCGTCGGAATAAAACTAGTAGCAGATGATGCAGTTCCAGTACTAGTAGTGAATGCCACTACTGACGCCGCTTGGACAGTTGTTGATAACGCCCAACCAAGAACACTTGCACCAGTAGCCGTTCCGTATGTAGCACCAAAGTCTAAGTACATATTGCTTGCTTGACTAACATTTTGAACTTTAGTTTTCAGGCATGCAACTTGCATACCAGTTCCTGATGAATAAGTAACCTGTAAGGCAGTCGTAGGGGTGACAATATTCTTACCCGTAAAAACACTTGCCGCAGTTAATGCAATTGTTGGCGTACCAGTTGTATCATGTTGTAAGAGCCACTGACCAGTAGCAGGGGCGCTACTACCATTAGTAGTAACCGCCACACTACTCATTGCCTTTTGTGTAGCACTAAATAAGTTACTTCTATTAAAAGTAATAGTAGAGTTACACCCTGATACTGCTGTTATGTATTCCTGGACTCCGGTTGGTAGTCCTTCGTTTTGAGTTAAGTAACCATAGTCGGTCAACACATTTCTTAGATTAGCGGCACCTAGGGATTCAATATCTAATGGAAGACCAACCTCTAATGCCAAGTTCTTAAGCATGTCACTGTTTGCCACATATGGGTCTTTTTGTTGCATGACATAGTCAACAGTTGTCCGCAGTACATCAATATCCCAACCAAACACATCTAGCATTCTATATAACGGACCAGACATAGCAATATCGGGGCGCTCTGGGAAACTCCCTATTGGGTTGGTTATACCAATTTGCTCATCCTGTAGTCGGTAATGAAGAGGGATACGCCTATATAACATGTTAGTTGAACCATAATTAAACGGCACAAGTTCTTCAGTAGAGCCAAGTTTTTCGTACCATGAACGGCTATTTGTAGATGAGTACTTTACAAATAGGCTGTAGTAGGCCCATGCACCACTAGTTAACCCCTGGTGAGGTAATTTAGAAATTGAGTTACTGGCTGTAATCGTCTCAAGGACTTGCCCATCAGCCAGTGTTTGTGGTGGTCCAAATGGTGAATAACACAATGCTAAAGATACTGCTTGCGGAGTTTCACTAAGACTAGACGGATCAACAAGTGTGGTTGTGATCGCCCAAGACAGTTGAACAGTGTCATAATCAGTAGCAACTGCCGAAAGGAATGAAGAACTTGCCGGAGTTGTAGGTGGAATTGTATACCCATCAGACTTTAAAGCGGATGAGTTGTCAACACCGATGTTTGCAGAACCTGCTTGGAGGAATGAACCAGTAGTTGATGCATTTGTTCCAACGGTACTTTTAAATGTAAAGGATATACGAGCCATTAGACTGCCGAGACACCGCCATAAGTATTGACAATGTTGACGGAACCTTTCTTTAATAGTCTGTCGGAAGCAATTGTAAGTTTTCCACTACTAGCAATTGAGTTAGCATCTGAAGGGTTAAACCCTGTTACAACAATATAGTCAACTCCACTAACTGCTGTAGCAACCCTGTACACATCACCTATTGTAATAGTTTGACCATCAAATGTTACATTGTCAAAAGCAAACAATGTATCAATAGCAGTCCGAACATCAGCAGAAACAACTGACTGCACATAGTTAGATTTAACATATAAATCTAGATATATGTAAAGTTTGGTGAAAGTTATGGTACTTGGGACATTCACTAATGTAATTCCGAGCATTGCATTATCTAGGAGTTCACGAGATACTCGCTCACGCAAATCAGTTGGAATAGATACAGAAGCCGCTCCATCAGTTAGATAAGTTGCCTGAGGACCAATAACCGTAGCCGTAACCGAAGCACCAGTTGATGCTGATCCTAAATAACTAACGGTTGCCTTAGATACACCCTGAGTTGTAAGTGCTAAATCTCCGAAGTCGGATAAAGACACAGCGCCATTACGCGTTCTAATCACACTAGGGATGGATCGTTTAATTGAGTCAATACTTTCAATATCAGAACCACCAGCGGCGGCAGAGGTATTTCCAATAACAGATATTCCAGTAATACCTCCACTAACAAATTTAGTGATGGTACCAGCAGCCACATTACCAGCAGACCCAGATGTTTGAATATAAGTGCATGTAATAGATGATTTAGTTGTAGGTATTCTTCCGTTAATACCATTTCCAAAAACAATTTGTGTAACTCCTGTGGGAGTTACATACACCGTGAATACGGAGTCATTTGGTCCGTATTTAGTAAGATTGTTTACACGGGTCCATTCAACCACTTCACCAAAAACTCCTTCACTCACATAAACTCTGATCGTGCTTACTGCGACGCTAGTTCGGTACAGCCTAAAGCGTTGTCCGGCAGTTCCATCACTAATACTGCTCGTTGAGTCAGATTCTGAAGTAACGGCTTCTGCCGTATACTTCTTACCCTGAATAACGCTTAAAGTTGATGTTGCTAAAGACAATACTGAGTTTTCAGAGACACTGAGGAATTGTTGCCCATCAGTTGATATAAAGGCTGTATCAACAGGAATTACAATGGTAGATGCTGAGGTATTTTGTACACTTACTAATGCGGTGGCGGCTTTAATATAGTTTGGAACATACCCATATAGGTTTGCCAATGCCACAACGCTACTTCTTTGAGTAGCGGTACCAAGAAATGCTTCAGTAGAGGCACGATCAATGTAGTAATGCATAATATCGGCGCTGTATGCCCACAAATCAATCAGAGTAGACATAAAATCCGACGAGTCACTACCCGCCCATTCAGGTAATGAACTGGACGCTCTAGTTGTAAGGTTAGTGCGAATAGAGTTATAGTCTCTAGCGGTGTTGTCAAAGTTAGCCATACATGTCCTCGTTTAAGATGTCACTAACATTAAGTGTAACACTTGATATTTGTGATGTGGGTATCTGGTAAGTAACAGTAATATTTACTGCCGTGGGTTCACTCAGTTGCTTTGAGTCACCTGAAGATATTTGTATATCATGAATAATTACACCACTGACATCTTCAGTCATTGCCAGTAATGCTTCCTGCTTAAAGTCCGCCCATATCAGTGGGTCAATAGTTGTATAGAGCATGCCATACGCACCCATACCATACTGAGGGCGCATAACGCGCTCACCCCTAGACACAGCAAGAACATCAACAATCTTCTGTTTAATAATTGTATCAAAATCAGTAGTTGTTGCTATTTTTCCATTATTAAATTGTAGTGGTAGGTATATTGCTCTCATTACTCATCACCACTTACACTTTTGTAAAGATTGTACATACAAAACATTATATAGAAAGAACCAAAACTGATGCTGGTAAGAGTTACCATTAACAGTTTAAAAGATTGTTTTTTAAACATAATAATCTACCATTTCTACTGAGGATGTCCATGCTTCCTGCGTAAATACTGGACTAGGTGGTTCAGGGGGAGTAGACATTGCTTGGAATATTGGGTATTCATCATTTGTATCTTTTTTAGATACAAGGACATGCGTAAAGAACTCACTACGAGTAAGCGTATGTTTAACATCCTTAACATACCAAAGACCATCAAAACTTGATTCAAAGTTAGTAATGTTAACCAGCCCACCTGGAAGAACACCTGCCGTACCAGTTAATGCCAAATCAGCATTAAGAATATTAATTCCTCTGTTATTGGCAGAAACCAAAGTCTCAGCCATAGCAACAGAAGTAGCGTTAACGCTTACATTATCAACAATATTAAAATCAATTTGTTTTCCAAATCCAGTTGTTTCATTAAAGTCATTTGATGTATAGGTAAGTCCTTGGTTATCAAGGGCAGTTACTGAAACACTGTGGTTGGTTTTGGGTCTAACGGAATCTCCAAAGACACCCTTCATAGACAAGATAATTGCTGGGGATGTACTGGTGTCGCCATTACGGGCTTTAATATTCTTAAGTTCATGGTAGGAGGTTTGACGACCAAGTGAGCGCATGGGATTCCAAACATGAAGGTGTGTACCATGGAGTGATACACATAACCCATACATACCAGCAACTTTATTTAAGAACTCCCAATCCGATTCCTCTGATTGGACAATGCGCGGATATTCAAACCCCTCAGAGATAGTAGAAACACTAAATTTATACTTATCAGCCAATTCAGTGGCGACTTTCTGTATAGAACAGTTTTCCCATAACTTAGTTTTCTTAGAGCGCATACCGTAAGATGCGCCGATACATAGCACTTCAACCAATTGGAACGGGCTTCCGTTCACTGTTCCTTCGTAGTTTTTAAATGATGGTTCTATGGATGCAATGTAGCCACAGAACTCATGAAAGTTAATACCAAATCCCCAATAGCAATATACTGGTTTATTTATGTAATCAGTTATTAACTGTGATGGGATACCCGCTACTTTTATTTTTAAGAGGTCGTGCTTATTCTCACATAGGTCAAGTTCTACTTGAACAATTGACATTGTACGAGTAGGTACATCGTTTATAACAATGTCAACCTTTGGTGAGATTGGGCTTGATGACTTAAAGATCATTGAACAGGAATCCGTAAGACTGTCCCTATGGGAATTTCATCAGGGAATGGAACATGAGGGTTAAGGTCAGCAATTTCCCAGTAACGCTCAGGATCATTTAATACACGAGAAGCAATTAAATCAAAACTGTCACCAGTTTTAGTTGTATATGTATAATATTTAGAACCAGACTTATACTTTCTTAAAGATATGTAAGTACCAGTACTGTCAGCAGTTGGTTGCTTATAATAGCGAGAAAGTGATTGTATAAATGACATAATTAACCCTTTGGAACATCTTTATCTGTAATTTGGATTTCCTGTGCAAAACCATCAACTCCTAATTTTGATTTAAATGTTTTCTTAATCTCAAAAGTTAGGCTACTTGGTGCATCTACATTTGCTTTAGATTTAATTTCGGCCTCTACTCTTAATATGACATCTACTACTACATAATAGGAATCTTTATCTAAACTATATGTTGAGGGTAAGTATGCTCGCTCAGCGTCAGCCTGTGTCCTACCAATTGCTTTTGCCTGCTCAAGAACTTTATTTATAGGAGTATCTACAGTCTTATCTGAAGTCTTAGAATTGTTACTTCCGTCATTTGAACCAGCACCACCACCGTACGCATGCCATTTTCTCCAAGAATCATGATCAGTAGATGTTACCGTTGGCGGTATTACTTCTAGTAATAAAACATCTCGTGACAAACCTAGTTGGAAACTGCCCCATGCAGGGAATCCTTCAGCAATTCCAGTTAAGGCTCTTCCGGGACCTGGCTCCGTATTAGTTATTGTTTTTGCTCCCTGTATTCCCTCAGCATCATTAAGGTATTTTCGCCACACCCGCACTGCTGGTGTGTGGCTAATTTTAATAGAATATTTACCTTCAACAAAAGTTCTATCAATAGTACTACTAGTACCCTCAGGGTTTGTATCATCCATAAACCCAAATCTACACAATACTTTTTCAAAACCCAAAACATCGTCAAGGTCCGAAGTATCACCACGACCATCCCATGTCGTAGCATTATCGTCGTTGTTGTCACCCGCAAGAACAAATTGGTACTTAGGCAATCCAATTAAGAGATTACGGAGAAGGTCATATTCTGCTGGGTTACCAACAGTTGGTTGGGGGATAGCAGTTCCATCTTTGTTGGGGTTCTCAATAGCCCCCTTTAGTGAATCAGTTAGGTATGTTTTTTCTTTGGCAAAACCAATGTATTTAGCCTCAACAGTGATGTTAATAGCGCACACCGTTGGAACCATATTCCCACTAAATTTAGAAAACAGGACATTTGAACCCTGAATGAACCCATCAATCATAAACATTGATGAGAACACAATACGAACAGGAGTACTAATTAAGAAGGCGCTGTTGCCGAACTGGATGTTATTAAGAGCACTAGTCATTTCTTCGGCGCTTTTGTAGTTCCCAGCGGCTCCAGAAACTGATCCTCCAGCAGATGTTTCCGAGGTATCCCACGATGAACTAATACTCTGTAGTTTTGCTAATGCTGCAATTGTTTTTTGAGTAATACCTTGACCAATAATATTATCTAGTACTTGAATGTCGGATAAGACGCCATATTTACCAGGGTTTTGCTCAATTGTAGGACTGTACGGGGGAGTAACTACACCTTGGCTTTGGTCCTGTGCCCCAGGAAGACCAACTAATAATTCTTCACCAAAAGTTGGAGGCGCAATAAAGTTACTTTGAGCATTAACTTCTGCCTCGCGGTTTAGAAAAACATCAAATGAGAATGTGGCATTACCTGGTGTTGCTACTGAGAACTGACCCGGGTCTTGAAGCAATGGGTTCATTAACCCTCCAGACACAGCAACTGCTCGTTGAATCTGTTGAGGATTAAACTGAAAGAAGAAACGCGAGTTACCTAATACCCCAGCAACATCTTCACTAAAACTACCAAGTAATGACCGCATAAAACCGCGTTGAATAATTTGTGCATTTCCGCCACCAAGATCGCGTCGGTATGGTCCTGGGTATTTAAACTCAGGGTTATCTTCTTGAGTTCGCGTTAATGAAACGCTACCTGGACCTGCAACACCCGTTGGCAAACCAGACCATTGTTGTGATACATACTGACTAGTCATTACGCCATCCTCAGTTCTTTAATGCGTATTTCTCTTTCTAAGATCATGGTAACTTCTCGTGCTATGACTTCAGCATCAACATAACTATTACCACTGCTATTAACATTAATAACAGGTGCAATATTAAAAGTTGATCCACTTTTAAAAGTAGAAATACTTGCACCGCTACCACGAGCCGACGAACGCATGTCAGGGTCGCCAGTGTCCTTAAACCCAGCATTTACTACTGCTTGTCGGGCGGCATCAGGATTAGTGCTATACATTGGGTCTTTGCCCTTATAAGAACCCCACGCATAAAAATCTGTACCACCCGACATCTTGAAGGCGGCTCTCATATTTACTGCTGGGTCGTATAGTTCTTCGTTACTAGATATACCAAACTGAGTTCGGCGCGACGGGCCAAGGTTATCTATCATGTTAATTTGCATGAGACCAAATGACAGGTCTTTTGTAGCGGCATTAGGGTTATATGACCCTGCATTCCATCTACTTTCACGATAAGCAATAGCAACGGCTTTAACTAAGTTCTCACCACGGAAGCCAGCATTATATGCGTAGCGCGCTACATCCTCACCAGTTAACTGCCCACCAGACTTACTAGGTGTAGTAGAAGTAGAAACACCACGCCGTTTCCGTGGGCTACCTGAACCACCACTTAAACCAGTAGAACCTGCTAAACCACCAGCGCGGAAAGCGGCTATAGAGTCAGACATACTCATCCCAGAGAGTGATGCAAGGGTAACTCCTGATGCTGTTGTACCAGTACCACTACTGTCATTACCATTTCCGCCATGTTCAGCGTTTAATGATGGACCAGTACTTGCGGACATAGGCTCACCACCCCAAGGGCGCCCCTGCTTCTCATATTCATAACGACCGTTAGGGAGTTCTGCTGGCTGGACATGCCAAGGCTCGCCATTAACCCCACCAAAGTGCTTTAAACCAAAGCGAGCGGCATTCGCAGTAACCCAGTCAAGGTCACCAGTAAGGTCAGCCGCAAGACCAATTTCATGCATAGATTTTCCTGGGGGTGCGGCTGGAGCGCCACTTACATGTTCCCAGTACGAACCATCCCATACCCAGTTCTTTTTACCCTCAGAGTCCGTAGGACTGGATGTCTTACGGTAACGCGAGCGGAACATTGTTTCTTGTTCAAGTTTACTACGGTAACCTGTTCCTAAGCCAACTTTGCCACCAGATGCGGTAATTAGTTGATCCACACGCTGTTGCATAGTGGGGTGCATTTTCCCTGTGACACCCGCTGTATTCGGGTCACCAGTTCTACCCCAAGTAGGTTTGGTTCTACCAGGACCAGGACCAGGGTCACCATCCAGGGCAGTTCCAATGGCCCCCATTCCTGAACCAACTCCTATCATTGCTGCTCCGACACCAGCACCTACACCAGTCCAACCAGTAGCAATTCCGACACCTAGTCCCACTGCAGACATGATTGGTCCAACGGTTTTTAAGATTCCACCAAGCATGGCGCGCTTAGGCTTAGTCTCAATAGCCTTACCGACAATGTCTTTCATTCGTTCTTCAAGTTTTCCAAATGTCTTTTCAAGACTTTGTGTTGCCTTTTCAAGTTTGGCAAAACTCTCTTGTTGGGTCCCGTAGAAGTCTTCTTCACGATTAGTTTTAACGCGAGTTGTCTCTTCCATTTGGGTAGAGAAGTTGTCCTCAATACCAACCATTTTTCGTTGAGCCACACTAGATGGGTCATACATACCCTTACCACCCTTGGCACCATACTGTTGGTTTGCCATGGCGTATTGGATAACTAGGTCTTGTGTAGCGGAATCAACACCCATGTCTGCTAATCGGGCGCGAGTGTTACTTCCTTGTTGAAGAGCACCTTCAATATTTTTAAGACCAGTCAACCCTGATGATCTTGCTAGGTTCTGAATCATTTCAGTACCTGATCGTTGACCACCACCTGGTTTATAAATGCTCATACCAGTTGTCATAAACATACGGTTAGCAGTTTGTGCGCTACCCATGTTGGTAAGCATATTTGTTACGCCTTGTGCACCAAGACTATATCCTGAAAGGGCATTTAGACCTTCTACTGAAGAGGCATTACCAAGGGCGCTAATACCAGTAGACGCCTGCATTCCTAGTAGCGTGTTGATACCACCTTCACCAAGGCGATAGTTGGTTAGTGGTTGACGATAAGCATTACGAACCCCAGCATTACTCATACCAGTAATTTGTTGATACATAACTGACATCTTGTCGGCTGATGATGAATACTCATAACCTCGCGCAATACGAGCGTCCAGGACACCCATACCAGCACCAACAACTTGACCAACACCTTGCGCTACTGCACCAAAAGCATTGGCGGCGGCAAGTGGCTTGCTACTAGCCATTGCTTCATATCGTGCCGCATTACCACCACCACCACCAGCGCCACCACGGTTTAATCCAGCACCGCTGAGCATCCTAGACATATACCCAGGCTTAGAGGTATCATCATCAGGAGAACCATTATTCATTGATGGGTTGTTACCACTGGCTAGTGAGTCTTTATGACCACGACCACGACCACCCATAACGCCTTTAACGGCGGCACCAGCCTTACTGGCGGCTTTACTCAGCCCTTCCATACCAGCGGTAATACCACCTAGTACGCGCTTAAATTGCTCGGCTTCTTTTATGACTGTGCCAAAACCTGACTTACCAGTACCAACTACGGGCGTGGAAGAATCACCAAGACTTCCACCACCCGAATTAGAACCCGATATATCAAAGGGGTCAGCCATTACTATCCTCCGCTATTAACTTGCCATCGGGACAACCTGCCCCAAAACTCCCGTTCTCGTACGGGCATGTTTTTAATCTCTGCTAAAGAAAACCCTTTATAGACGGAGGCGACTGCATTGTATTCCCAATAGATATTATCAATATTAACCGAATAAAAGTGAGACCCAGTCAAACATCAGTGTGATTTCTTCTCCACAATGAGCACACGGGGCATTCACCTCCCGAGGAGTCGGGCCTACTTTGGCATCAAAGATTGCAGTAATAATGGTTGAACGATCAGCAATGCTGAGGTTTCGTGCCCACTCTTCTTTATTGGGTACTGACACCTGAGCACAGCGGGCAATCATCATCGTGTTTTGTGCCGCTAGATTCTTATTTAGTTTGCCAACACGAGCACTGTCATCCGAGGTTGGGTGATTAAAGAGCACAACTGAGCCATCTTTAAGGGTTACTTCAATTGACTTACGGGCCAATTCTTGGTTACCTTCAATAGGGAAGTCGTCATACAGGTCAATCAACAAATCGTTGGATTGTGAACAATGCGGGCAAATAACTTTAAATTCACGAACTTTTCCGTATGTTGCACGAATAATTGCCAAGAACAAAAGATCACGGTCACCCACGATTAGTTCGTTCAAAACATTTGGTGTTTCCTTAATATCTGTTTCACCTAAAGAGACAACTGCTCGCTTGAGTAGCGCCAGTGAATACTCACCGTAGTTACCCGTACGAGATTCAACCTCAGCGAGGAACTCTTCGTCCCCACCAGTCATTTCTCGTACAACCGCGGTATCAAGCCATTCATTACCTAACTTGATACCCCGAATAAGTTTTACTGATGTATCGGGTGCTTTGGACATCACCGGAGGTTTATCCGATGACATCGTACTGATGTCTGACATGTAGTGCTCCTTATTTAGTTATTAGACTGTTGCGTTAGCGTTATCAGGAGTCCAGTTGATAACGAAACCTTCGTGGTTAACCGTCATCTGCTGAATCATGATTGAACTGTTACCAGCATTGAGGTCACCCAATGCAAAGCCAGCGGGCCACGCATTGTAGATAGTGTACTCAAGTGCCTTGGTACCAGGGACCACATTTTGTGTTAACGAACCAGGGTTGGTGGCATATCCACCAGTGCCACCAGCAGTAGCACTGGTTGCCGAGTGAGGGTGGTCATAGACCGACACGACGATGTCACATCGGTAGTCTGAGACTGCGCCACGGCTACCATTGTTACCTGGAACAGCCTGAACCCATGCATGCATGAATTGTTGCCATGCCCACAATTGGTCCTGCTTGGCGAAAACACCACGGCTGAAGGTAATCGGGTTAAAGTCAGTCTGACCAATCATCTTGTGCGGATGAGTGTTCATGCCACCTTCGCGGTACGGGACCATTTCGTTAGTAACGCTTAGTCCAGTCACCACTGCGAAACCAAGGTTACCAATGTCCCTGGTAAGGGCTGACAAGTTTTCGTCGTACGGTTGAATTTTAACCGTAAACTTAAAGTCGCGTAGCGGATCGGTACGAGTTAAAAAGGCCATGTTTCTCCTTAGATATTCTCGGCAGTGGTTGATCCGCCGAGCCATTGACTGACATTGATAATGATAAATTCTGCGGGGTACAGCAACGATACACCAATCTCTATATTTACTTCACCATCGTCAATTGATGTCTGAGTGTTGTTGGTTGAGTTACAAACAACATAAAACGCCTCAGATGGTGTGCGTCCACGCAATCCACCAGAACCCCAGAAGTCACTCAAGAACTTTTCCAACTTCAGGCTGATAGAACTCCACAAACGCTCATCGTTAGGTTCAAACACTGCAAACTCAGTCAAGAACTTTGAAGTGCTCTTGACATAGTTCAATGAACGACGAACCGAGATGTACTTGTCAGGACGAATCTTGTTTAGGGTACGAGCACCTTGAACAACAACACCAGCGCCAGGGATGGCTTTAAAGGTGTTAATACCAGCCTCATACATGGTTCCGACTTCTGCTTGGGTGTAAGCAGAAGTGACACCAAGAGCGTTACGGATGTCAATGTTGTAACCAGCAGGTGGCTTAGCGACAGTGCGCTCAGTCTCTAGGCGAGCGTAGATACCAGCAATTGCTCCACCTGGGAAGGTGTCACGAATTGCGCCAACGCCTGACTTAGTTGGGTCAGCCATCTTAAGCATGGGCCAGTAAACAGCACCATAACCCTGGTTGGTACTGTAACCACTAGCGGTGGTGATAGCCAAACCAGCGGTGGTGTCAGAAACTTTGGGGTCAATGATTGCAAAGCAGTCACCGCGGTTAGCACAGACTTCCAAAACTTTAGCAACAATCACGCTGTCGGACTGACCAACGGCGTTAACAATGAGTGATTCAGGAAGTGTTACTAACTTATCAAGTGCGGTGGCAAATGAAGCAGAAGCCGCACCTGAACCGTCGTAACCGCCCGTTAACGCCTTAGCAGTACCCGCATTAATTAGGGTAAAACCAGCGGCGGGAACAACCGAGGCTAGGTTTGTAATTGTAATGTACGACGAATAGTTATTTACAATTGCCGTTGCATAACGATTACTGGCGGGGTCAGGGCTTAGTTCTGACCAATATTCCACTTCAGTTCCATTGTAAGTAACTGAGAGGTTGAATGTCGGCAATGTTCCGGAAGTTCCACCAATCGTTGGTGCAACGAGCGTAACTTGTCCAGTCGTTGGTGTAACACTAATGTTGTTACCATGAGTACCAACGCTAGTTGCCTGAACATTAAACAATACTGCTGGTGTTGAGGCGGCTGTAGACGCCGTGTAGTTCATCACAGAAGCGCCAGTGGCGGCAAGTGCGACAGAGGCACCACTTGCAACATAGGCACGAGTGACATAACAGTTACGACCACCATTAGCAAAGTACTGATAGACGGCATAACCGAGGTCATAGTCCTGTGAGAGGTCACCAAATTGCGAGGTATAACCTGACCAAGAATTAATCAGGGTTGGGGTACTTGGTCCACGCAACGAAGTACCCACAAAAGCGGCTGTTGAGGTACCAGTATTACGGGCTACGGTTGTCTTTAACGGAGATTCTGTAACATAGACTCCGGGGCGGGTATAAGCCATGAGTAATCCTCCAGTGGATTAGTTAATAGGTTCGGTCAGATTGGAGTTCGTATCAGAAATACTACTACTAATTGTGGTAACTCGCTTAGAGGATACCAGATTAGATGTAGTCATTTCTGCGGACATTTTTAAGGTATACACTTTTCTAAATATCCTCTTTCGGTAACCAGCCTCCGGGTCAAGGAGATCGGCTGTAACCCAATCAAGGAGATCAAATCTGCGGATGGTTCCATCCTCAGGTACATCTATAAAGCCATAACGCAAACGGGCGCGGGTATGGAGCATTTGAGAACTAAGTTGGCGGTCATGCAATGCAGAACGGGTGTAAGTAGATACCTGATACAGGATGTCTACTGGTAAGAAATCGTTAGCAGACACCACAGAGGCATTTCCGCTGTATTGAGTGAAGTCATGGTGCTCACTGGGCCAATACTCCATGGCAGTGGCTCCAGTAATCTGTACTGAAGCGGCTGTACCAGTTGAAGCGTAAACCCGTACTTCTGAGTGTTGGCGATCCAATGCATGGACGATGTCAATCATTTCAATGGTAATAAATGGGTAGGTGCGCTCTGTGTCACCCTCAGGGTAGCGAAAGAACACCTGTACGGGTCGTGCGGCGTTCTTATCATCCGTCACGGTCATACCCGAGAATCGGGCCTTAATAGCGGCGTCTTCTGCTAACAGAAATCCGGGGTTCATTTAAGCACCGCCTTAAGCGCATCATTAATAATATCGCTAATGGCATTTCCGCTGTTTGCCAAAGACCGAATGCGTCCACTTGCTGGGGTATTCTGGTCCCCATACTCCAGCGTCATGTATTTACTTTGGACTTCCTGATCACCCTTAATAGTATAAGAAAGGGAATCACCTGATGGAGAAAGACCTACATGGAGGTTATTAGCAATAGATGCCCACTCGGGGTTCTTGGATAAACCACTTCTTACTTTATCCTGATGTTTTTTAATACCTTTTTTTAGTTCCTTACTAAACTTATTATCTGCACCACCAAAGGCTTGGATCATCTGCATAACAGGATCAGTATCAGGGATAGAGACTAAAGAATTCTTATTTGCCATAGATTTAATACCAGGGGTATACAAAGACATAACTACCTCCTCTGGGAATCTAGGCAAATGTGCATTGAAGACGCGCATCTCCAATACATGTATTTTATCCTAAATTTGCTATTGATGTAGGCCAAGGGAGGTTAGATATTGAATAAGCCGCAGGACCTGGGTCATTAACCATTTCCTGTGAGATGTAGGTTTCAATACCCTCAACGACAAGCATGACATCGTCTCGGGCGCGACCACGGACTCGGTAGGACACCACGCTGAAATAGCGCCCGTCATACTGGAACATATCGTTAAGGCGGTTTTGGTATTCCCAAGGGGAAGAAATACCAGCGGCTCGGAAGTCATCAATAGATGCCACAAAGTTAGTCAATTGAGTGGGTTGACGACCTTCAGGAATAGCGCGCTTTTGGTCTTCAGATTCCGTAATCATCAGGACAGGAACGACTACACCAGTCTTGTAGCGACGACCGCCATTACCATAGGTACCTTCGTCGTAAACATCGTCGTAGAGGCTGGATGCTGAGGCGCTAGTGCCCAGTGGTACAAACTCATACCATACGATGGCTTCGCCAGCCTGAGAATGGTATGAGCGGTAATGCTTCCTGATAACGGATAACTCTCTGCGGACATCCATGGCTATCAGTAATACGCGATGTTAGAGAATGATCCAGTAGGAATTGCGCCGTCAATAAGAACATCCGTACGGAGGTCCTCTTCCTTAGTCTCAGTTTCCACAATACCTGCATCAATGGTGGGCCATAGGCGTTCAGGCATTGTGTAATCACCAATTTCGCGTGAGCGGTACAAGGGAACAAGGTAATTCGTGGTACGCGAGTTACGGCGAAGGGTGAATACTTCAATACGGTCAAAGCCGATATTGAGAGCGGCGGCATGGCGCTTGTATTCGCCTTCCCACTGCGCCAGCAATGATTGCACCATACGGAAACGCTGGCTGGCTGGGATGTGGATTGATTCTGAGGTCATAACATCAATGTCACGACTGAACTCAGTCATTAGCGCCCAAAGTGCTTCGCAGATCGTGGCAATGCCGATGGCATTAATAACAACATCAGACATTTCTTCAAGTTTATATTTTAGGTTAACCGTGTGTTTTTCAACAGCGCGCTGGGCGTAAAAAGAAAGGTCACCTGGGGTAACCCATTCATAATAGTAACCCTCAACTAACAGTGTGGTGCTTGATGACAGGGTGTTAGATAGACGGACAACACCATTACGGGGGTCAATCGTGTATTCGCTGGGTGCCAATGTTGAGGCTGATCCTGAACCCGAATACTTGGCAACCCAAATAGTGCTGGTGTCAATGTTGATATGACCCAACTCATATGTGCGACCTACTACAGGAAATGATACCTGAAAGAACTTCGGAAAGTCCCGTAGATAGGTTCTTGCAATTGTTTCAACATCTGTGATGGTTGCCATGAACACCTATCTTACTATTGATCGCCGGAACCTGCTCCCGGAATTGAGTCTTGGGCGGCTTGATTGACGCCTGGTTGGGTATCTCTAAGTCGGTGAACCATAAAACCGCGCTTCAGAATGATCTGCTCCGCGGCAACATTTTCAATTGGTTCAATTGGTGTATCGCTCATGCGTAACGGATGAACCAGCGAACTCGGAGGCTATTAGAGAGAACGCTAATTGTGGGGTTAACAGAACCACGATTAGCAATGACCAAAGCAGGGTTACCAATAGCCGTTGAAACCGTGGGTGAGGATGGTCCATTTGTATTTGCTGTTAATCCGCCACTGTTATTTTGAGTTGAACTAGCACCAATGTTGGAACCAGTTGACAAAGTTCCTGAACCACTCGTGGTCACATATGTAGCGGGAGGTCCCGTAAATGGTTGAGCGCCGTTGTCGTCAACACCAATACCTGAACCAGACCCAGGGGGGCAAACAAAACCACTATTGTAGTCATTGCGACGCCTAATAAATCGGAATCCCGCACCTGGTAACTGGAAGTCCTGGTATGCGCCGTGCACATGGTCTGGTACCCCATGGGCGTGGCTGGCGGTGTCATGGTAGTGACCATTAATACCGTGGTTGTGGGCGTCTACTGTATGTGAGTGATTAAGCCCACCGAGTGTCCCTGCCACTGTTCCAATTGTTGCTGTGCCCGTGTGGTTGTGCTCAGGTAGTTTGCTTGCATCAAGAGTTGCAGTGCTATTTCCCGTTGTGCGGGATGAGGTAATTGAAGCACCAAGGGCACCCACAACTCCCATGTCACCAACTAAGTTGGGTAGATAGAAGTTACCGCTGGTCGGGTAGATACCGTTGGCTGGGTTAGGGAACGAGTAACCAATGGCGCTAAATAGACTTGCATAGGTAGTCGTAGAGAGTCCCTGACCATTACATTCAAGGTAATAGGCTGAGTTAGGTGATGCTGCTGTAGCGGCGGTACCAGCAAAGGCGAACATGCCACCAATCGGGATTTTGGCCTGCTCAACATCTGTTGATTCACCCATTTTGATCCAGACAGATGTCATGCGAATGTAAGCATCATCACCATAAATGACCATGTCACCAATGACATCCTTAGATGTTGCGGTTGGGATAGAAGCCGCAGTATAAGTAATGGGGCGAGCATCAATAATGCGCTTATCCGTAATGTTCCCCAGGTTGGCACTGGTATCTAGAGGGGTGCTTGGGAGCAGATAAATAGATGCAATCAAAGCATCTGTGGTGGGGTTGTATGTGTTGGCTGTAGAGCCACCACTTTCAACAACCGTGGTGCTCCGTGGGAGAGTCGGGTTAGTACCGTCAGCGGTACCAGTAATAAATGCTACGGATACAGAGCCTGAGGTAAGGCGAGCAACCACAAGGTCAAAGCGTGGTGAAGTGGAATCAGGGTTGTCAGTAACTGTTCTTTCTGGGAAGGTGTATGGGGTACCACCAATGACAGCAACACCAGTCGCAATTGTTACGGCGTTAGAAGCGGCAACAGTGATCACCCCACCGCTACGAATGTAGTTTGCGGAGTTTCCAAGGGACTCAAGATCAACCGAGTCAGGTTCGGCCTGATTGATGTTTAAGTATTTCTTCCCTGAACCCGTCGCAGTAGCGTTGGGGACGATCAGTGCCATTAGTTACCTCAAACGGTGTCGTAGATGTTGGAGTGACGCACGAGGTAGTCGTACAAGTCACGGGGGAGTTTGTAGCGCTTTCCGTCTACGAACTCAAAAGTAGTGCGACCCCAATACATCTTCCATGTGCCCTTAACACGAGCAACAACGAAGTTGTCATCAGAGTTACTTGCAGTGGCTGGCGCTACTGCCTTAGGTGTTTGTTCCAAGACTTCCACTGCTTCATCAATGTCATCTTGTTGTTCTGCAAAAGCCATCGTATTTTTACGCGATGTCATGGGTTTCTCCTATTGTTTGTTTTATGAAATTATTAATGGTGGGGGATTTCTCCCCCACCACCAACACTAGATTGATTCTAAGAATCAGGAAATTGAACCACCGAGGGTGTTGATAACAACGCGGGATTCGTGAGTAATAACTCCGAAGCCCCAAATTGCGTACCAAGCCAAGCCGTGTTCACGACCGAAGTCAATGACACCACCGTCACGGAGTTCCACTGGCAATGCAATGGCGTGACCAAATGCGTTGTCACCGATCATGATGGCGTTGTAAGCGTCAGCGTTCTCTTGGAAGCCCGCCGAAGCGTTGCTGTCAAGGGTTGCGCCAAGTTCGTACAACGGGGCGCCAGACGCAGTTGCGTCCAAGCCCTTCTTGACCTGTGTGGTTTCAATGAACACGACATCGTAGATACGACCGATTTCACCGAGCATGAAGTTGCCAGGTGCGGCGTACTTCGTGACTTCAATGAATTCGGGCCAGTCGCGGAGCGAACGAGCCTGTGCGGGGTGAACGAAACAGACATAGGTGTCGCCCAAACGCGGGATGTTCTGACCAGCAAGAACTTCAACTGCGTCCTTGATGGAAGCAGGCGAGAGGTAGCCAGGTGCAGAAGCCGAGCCGAGGGTACCAGCGTCGTACGGGCTGAGTGCGCCACGAGCCGAAGCGGCGGTGCGACCGAAGACAACTGACGGAGCGACAGCAGAGCCGCCACCGAAAGGAACGCCAGCCTTGTACAGCGTGTTACGGGCCTGGATGTCCATGCTCTGTGCCATGTGGCGACCGAGCAAGCGTGAAGACGAAGCCATGACATCGTCAAATGCCGCATTGAGCAAGAGTTCCGTAACGGCAACTGCTTGACCATGTTCGGTCACGGTGATCTGAATCTGGCTTGCTGACAAAGAAACAGGCTCCATACGCACACCTTCGGTGAGCGTGGCGCCTGCTGATTCGTCAACGCTGAGGTTGTTGTATCGCATAAAGTTGATGGTCAAACCAGGCTGAACGCCCAATTCGGTCTTCTTTACTGCGAACTGCTCAAAGCGCAGAACTGGCATGGCTTGGAACAAGATTTCCTTGGACCAAATTTGTTGAATTGCGGGTGAAAGAGTTGCGTCACTGGAATAACCGGTCGTGGTAATTGAACCAAGACCTGCTCCGGTAATCGCACCTCCTACTGGGGCGGGAAGGGCCATTTTAATATCCTCCGTGGATAGTTAGTTGTTGGGTTATTTGGTTTTAGAAACGGCCTCGGGAGTTCCGAGTCGCTTGCATGAGCCGTTCGCGCATTTTCGTGTACTGATCCATCGGCATATTACGGATATCATCCGCAGACATCGTTTGGTATTCCTGTTGGTTGTCCATTGGCCCAGTCGGGGGCGCAGTTACCTGCGGTCCCCGCAGACGACCACTTTGTGAGGTCGCCTGTTGGATTGATTCAATTATAGCACTACTACGCTCACGAAGTACTGCAATACTGTTTTCAATATCTTCTTCACTATTACCCGCAATGAGGTCAATCAATTCCGGGATAATTGTTTCTTGCTCTTCCGTCAAACGACGCTGACGATAAGACTCAATTTGCTGGATGCGGCGTTCTTTTTCAAGAAGCGCTTCCTGCACCTGGCGCTGTTGTTCCATGTCTTCAAACTTGGAACGCCATTCCTGCTCAACCTGGTTAATGCGTTGGTTGAACTCATCTTCGCGCTTAGAGAGAAGTTCCTTTGCGCTGAGTTCCTGAATCTCACGCTGGCGGAGGATTTCAGACTCAGACTTGGCGCGCTCATCGGCTTCTTTGCGAGCGGCTTCGCGCTCCTGAGCGATGATACCCAATTGCTCCTCAAGGGTCTTGACACGACTGTCAGCGTCTTCAACGCGTCGGTACAACTTGTCCTTCTCCTGACGGCGAATTGCTTCAACCTCAGTCTCAGAGAACACGCGACCCTCAGTCTTGGGGGCTTGCTGTTCTTGGGGTGTGCTTTCAACGGGGATCATAATCCCGTCACCATTAAAGGCGTTACTCATTTTCCTTACCTCTTTGTTGTTGGGCTTTTATTAGCAGTTGTTAAATAACGGTTTTATTCTTCGTTGGGCACACGACGCTGGGCAAGCCTTGCTCCGTATGCTCGTTGGATTATGTTGTTAACCATCTGTCCTTCGGCGTCACCGATGCCTCCCATAGGGGCACCTGCTTGTCCTTCGGCTGTATTTTCATCACCAGATACTACACTATTCTCCCCGTCTTGTCCGGGGAAAATACCAGTAGTAATCATTACTGCCTGTTGTATTTGAGCGCGCACCATATCTAGTGCACCTTGGTCCAATGCGTCGTCACGCAATTCCTCAAAGATTTCAAGCAATTTCTCTCGTGGGAACTCTTCACCAAGAGCGCGCAATGCGCCTTCCTTGGATTCTAAACCAAGAGCCATCTTGGCTTGAACTTCGTTAAGTTTGATAAGAACATCAACGGGTAACGGTTCAGGCCAGTGGACTTGGGTTTGGTAGGTAACGGGGTCGGCGGGGTCAAGTTCATACGCCTGGTCAGGCTCGGGCATTGCCCCAAGACCCGGGTTGTACTGGAGCATCTGTGGTTCAAAGACAGCCGCAGTACGGATGATTACTTCATTGATTTTTTCTAGACCCTTAGTGAAGTGAATCTTCTTTTGGTTGTATTTATTCATCATTGGCTGGTATTGGATAGCCAATGCCACGCCTGATGTATTAGAGACTGGTTGGAACTGACCTAAGGCTGTTTCAGGTACGCCAGTAATTTCATGCATGGCGCGCTTAATGAACTGAATGTATTCCAGTGCACCAGCCATGTTTCCGCTGGATTCAAGGTTGAATACATTGGCTTCCTTAGGAAGACCAGCCCAGACCTTCTTAGGTCCGCGCTCCAACTGGCTTGCCTTAGCGCCAGTGATGATAGTGACTGGGGCGGCGTGGTAGTTAATAATGTCCGATACTTCGGTCATCTTTTCATTCAGTTCGCGGTTTAGCGAGATAATGTCCCAAATGTCTGACTGACCCCACGGTGATGACGAGATAGTCATGTTAGGAATATGGACAATCGGGATAACACCAATTGCATTGTCGTACTGATCAATCAACTCATCATTGATGTACTGCTCCACAGAATCCTCAGTCAGGATTTCGGTGAAGGTGTACACCTGACGGGTTCCCTCAGGACTGGTGCCCCAAAAGCGGTACTTCAACTTGAACCGCAGGATGCGATCACGGTCGTGTGGGTGATACTCGGGGAAACAATGCGCTGGGTTCAGCGGGATAATACGGATACGACCAGCATGTGTGATACCAGCAGAGTCAATAAATGGCTCTTCGTAAGCGACCTTGACAAAGCAGTCACCAGTTACTCCAGCCAACTGACCCATTTCCCATAAGACATAGTGCTTAGAGTTATGTTGTTCCCATACTGTTTGGAGCAAATGCGGAATGATGGCTGCGTTCTGTTCTGGAGTTTTGAACTGGATACCCTTACCAAAGCAGAAGTTAGTGATGTAGTCCGACATGGTACGGACATAGTTCATTGTGATGTTCTGTTCGCCCATCTCACGGCGGTACGACCAGTGGTGACCCAGATACCATGCCCAGCACGATGAATAGCGGTTTAGGCGCGGTCCATGTACCTCAAATTCCTCATCGGCTAATTCCACCAAGCCCAAAGGCGAGATAGAAACCGTGAGGTCACTAGATGAGGCTCTATAAGATGGTGACCAAAAGTCAACGGGCATCGGGGTTAATCCTTAAGTTTCGTGTTTTTACTACACATAAATATTAACTGTCCCCTGACTTCTTTACTTTTACAGGAGTAATAGACCTAATCATACCACGAGGAATGTGCATAGGATTTGAACAAATAAGGATACCATCATCGTCATAATAGTAAGACGAGTACAAGGTCAGGTACTTATCCGCATGTTCATCTATAACCCAACCAATAGTAATGGGATCAATAATGCGTGGTTCGTATTTGGCTGGATCAATCCAACCACCAGGACCATCAAAGGCATCATCCCAAATAACAACAACTGCTTTGAGGTTTTCCTTATCAGTCATACGACCCCCACTAATCATTCCGGAGAGTAAACCTTACCACGGAAAAAAGCGGTCTTATTATGGATAGGTATCTGTTCATACCAAAAGGCACCTTCGCCATCCTCATAGGAAACCACGGCTAGACCCTGTTGCCAGTCCTCCACAATGGTCATGGGGCGACCATCCAGGTCAATACCACCCTTAGTGCTGGGTACGGCACCGTCACAGCGGGCTAGTGTCCCTGGGGACGCCGCCATGATGGTCTTTGCCCCATCCCAGTCTTCTCGTGACCGTTCAGCCCATTCCCTACGGTGAATGTGCCCGTAGATGACGGATACCTTGCTGTCGTTGAGGTAGGCGTGGGCGGTTGAACCGTTAGACCTGACCTTGTTTCCGTGGATGACTTTGAGCCTTTGATTAATCCATACTTGCCCAGCAGGGTAGCCAGCCACATAATTAACCCCGTAATCATTGAAACGGCATAGATAAGGCACACTAAGGCAAGGCCAAGAGTCTGGAGTATTCCCCCGACGCAAGCCGAACGAAACCTTTGCATTGTCCAAGATGAAGTTGACAAGGCGTTCTTCATGGTTACCTGAAATCCAATCTATGACGGCTTCTGGAGCGGCGGCTCGTAACTCAGCGCACAGAGTAGTAGCGCGGTCAATAGACGCCTGAGTAGTAATTGCGTATGCTGGGCTGAGACGGTACTTGCCGAACTCAGGAAAGTCAAGGTTGTCACCGACCATGATGATTCGGTCAGGGCGCAACTTCTTGATAATCGCCATGGAGATAGAGAGAGCCTCTTCGTCATGGGTGGGTTCAAGGCTCCCGTCCGCATTTCGGTAGTAACCGATTTGCATGTCGGGGAGGATAACGGCTACTTTGTAACCCTCTGTATTACTTTGTATTACTTTGCGTACTGGAAGTTTGATTGAGGGTCCTGGTTGTACCACGGGCCACTCAGGTCCTTCAGCCCACTTGGGGTTGAATTGGATACCCATGAGGTCATGAACCTCAGCCTGACCAAGGTCATTCTTAGTGAGTGACTGGTAGAGGGATACGCGCTTGATTGATCCCACTTCTTCAACATCAATGTTATTACGGTTTAAAAGTTCCGCAATCTTTCCCAATGTTGCTTTTGCTGGGGGTGTTCCTAGATCATCACTAAGGCTTGCCACAACTGCACTTCCCCTTTATATGTCGTTCTATGGTGCTTCGGCTAATTTGATGTCCGTGCTTAACTAGCACATTCGCTAACCACATAGAAGAATATACCTTAGACCTACCCTTACCGGGGTCAGTCATAATTCTTTCTAATGCGGTATTTAGTGCGGTTAGTTCATCTCCGTGAAGTTCGTCCCTGAGAGTGGCAATACCACACCCCCAATTAATTGGACCACGCGAGAGCAATTCATTACTTAACTCGCTCAACTTTCTGCTCCTTATTGTGTGACATTTTCTGGATTCCTCCAAGAACTGATATCAACCGTAGCACCTCTTGCTCCTCTGTGTGACCACGAGGCGCAAGTCTCGTAAGATATTGTGTAATTAATGCGGCATCTGACGGGCGCATACTCTCTCCTTCTACTGGGAAGGAAAGGTTATCAGAGCCTAGAAAATGCTGTTATTGCGATAACAATTAGAACAGGCTACCTTGTGTATATTTCTTAGGAGGAAGCGGCTTACCATCCTCACCTGTTTGTCCTTCTAGATGGACACCCTTAGCACTAAGTTTCTCTGCATCTGTTTTGGTTTTTGTTTCCGCTTTAGCGGCTTTATCCCAAGTTCTTTGTTCTGCATTAAATGGGGCGTCTGCGCCCACATTTGCTCGCATCTGCGTCCATGCTATTTCTTGTGCCATACGAGCAGGCATATGAATTTGGTTACCAAATTGATCAAAAGAAATAGGACCCATCGCTGCGGCGGCATCACGAGTTGCTTTATTTCCAAAAGCATGCCTAACACCAACGGGTGTTACCTGCACAGGTGTGTCTTTTACCCCTAATACTTCTTTTGTTAAGCGACTTGTGCTTGCAACAGCACCAGCATCAGTGACTACTCGCTTACCTACGGAAGACTTTCGTCCTTGACGATTTGTGTAGGTGCCAAGTTGCGATGTATCAACAGCCTGTTGCCATGTATCTTCTGCGGTGTCTGCATCGGGACTCAAAGATGGGTGAGGTGCTTCATCCTCTGACCCACGACCAAAGAGCATCATCCCCTGGTTTGGGTCACCATGTGCCCAATGGTGTGCAACATTTAAGTAATCTTGATGCGCTACAGAACCAGTTTCTCCAGCCTCAGCGGTTGAGGTTCCATATGACCAAGTTTTTGGCGTTGATGCTGGATCAAACCCAATAGTCATTGGTGATTGATTTCCTGAAACTACATCAGGATGGCGCATCATTGCAATTGCTTCTGCAACATTGTCTTGGTGAGGGCGACCAGCAAGCACCAGTGCTTCATGATCAGTAGATGTCACTGATTTAGCAGTGGTGGAGTTTGCCCCTAAATGTTCACTAGCGGCTTGTTGAGCCGCCGAGGCAATTTGGTCAGGTCTAAGTGCAGACACTAGGTGGGGCTTTCCTACAGCCACTCCTAATTTTGCTGCAAAACTAGGATCGTGTACTGTAATGGTGTGGTTTGCCGAACCTTTTGTTAGACGATGAATACCATGAAGTCCTGCAATTTCATCATCAGGTGTTTTAGAAGCAGACAATTTTCCACCAATAGCGGCGGCAAGTACTGGGTCCATTTCCCCACCAGTAGCGGCGTACTGCCTACCTTTATGCTCACTGTACCAACCAGCACCGCGAGGTAGTTCTCTCTGACCCGTAATGGTACTACGCATACGAGCATTATTCTTGGCTTGAGTAAGTAACTCAATCCGTGATTGAGTAGCACCAGCCAAGGTTATTGGCTTATCTACTACGGAGTCATCCGCCAACATATCTTCCATATTTCGGGCGGATAACTCGTATTTTTTACGACCCTGATCATTCATAGTAGAAGTTTCAAGTCGTGAACGAATATCACCAATAGCGCCAGGGAGTGCCGACCTAATGTTTCCCAAAGAACCAATTGCGCTTTCAGAGGTATCTTGTTGTTCGCGTGTTAAATCTTCCCAAACTACGGGACGATCAATACCTGCCGCTCCGCGTCGTGATGCTCTCTCAGCCATTACAGAACCTTAAACTTTCCTGGGGTGTATAGAGCATGACCAAACTGACCAGCAATATAAGAAGGCTTATTAGACTTATAGCGGTTGTAGGAAGTCACGCCCTTACGGCGCAATTTATTAGAATCAAACTTCTGGCCTGGGTTAGTGATCGTAGACTTACCGTATTTACGGCCCTCTAGGTCTAACTTCTCAGACTTGAAGTTTTGCATCGGATCAATAATGAATTCACCAATACCTGATGCATAGCGGGGCATATTTAATGACCGCTTACCACCCAAGGGGCTAGGCACAAACGGGTTAGAGACCTTGGTGGC